TCTCTTCATCGTCCTTCGGACGAAGAAGAGACAAAACCACCGAGTGCCGTCCCTCTACGAGGGACCGCGCCCGGGACTTTTGTATTTTGGGAAAATTTTCCAAAAAAATTTCTGAAACCTAATTTTTTCTGAAAAAAAATTCCGAAAATTCAAATTTTTGGAAAAAACTTTGGAAAAAAGTCGTTCTCTGAAATTTTGAACTTTGAAAATTCCAAAAGAGACATCGCGCGGTTACTAGAGGCGCAAAATGAAAGACTTTTCCCGAGCAAAGGAGGGCAGAGAACACACTTTTCCCCCCCATTATCCCCTTTTTCTCCATGTGAGGGGAGGGGGGTGCACACAGGGGAGACGATGGGGACATTATAATTGTTTTTGGCTTACAAGCCAACACCTCTCCAAGAGTAAGTGCGCCGACCGGAAAAATCACACACAAGGCCTTGCAACAGGATTGTAAAAATTTTTTTTGGAATTTTCAAGAACGTTAAAAAATTTTAGCTTTTTTTTATAAAGTCACTAAAAGGATAGGAGTCTCTACCTCCTCGTCAACTTTTTAGAAATTTCAAATTTTTAAAAGAGGATAACCAAGAGAGTGGAGAGGTTTCTAGATTCTCCCCACTTAGCAGTAGAGAAGAAGAAAAGTTGACGTTCTTTAAAATTTGCTTTCTTTTAGAAGTTGTTCGCGCCGCTGTGTGAAGTTACAGGGTAGAAAAATTTGACGAGTTTGGAAAAAGTTATTTTTCTTTTTTTTTGAAATTGGAAAAAAGTTGCTTTTGCTGTAAATTTTGACTTACTCTAAGTGGCGGCCGCTGTAAAAATTGAGAAAGCGGCGCGGAATTAAAAGTTGACGCTTTTAGTTTCTAGCTTTTTTTGAAAAGTTGAAATTTTAATTTTAGTTTCTAGCTTTTGGCCTTCCAGCTTTTCAGCTTTTAGTTTCCAGCTTCTTTGAAAAGCCGTACAGCTCATGAAAAGTTGACAACTTTAAAAAGTTGATTTTATAAAAAATGCGGCGCGCTTCGTTAGGTGGAGCGGGCCTTGTTTGCGTGGAAAGTTGCAGCTTTTGCAGCTTTTGCAGCTGCTGGAAAGTTGCGCGAGGGCGCGAGGGAGAATAGGGTGGGGAGTTGTGAGGTAGGTAGATGGAAGGGTGAGTGGAGAAGATGAGAGGGTGAGAGGGGAGGGTAAGAGTTGGAAGTTGAAAGGTTGCGTTAGACTGAAGTAGTCTAAGTTTGATTACAAAAAAAAGAAGGCTTGCGCCCTCTTAGTTCACTTTATAGAATTTAATCTTTGTTCCATACTTAAATTGATTATTTAAGTCCTCAAGAGTTCTTGCGGGGCGGCATTGCCGCCCGTATCAATCCATCAATTCCGCTATTTTATTCAAAATTTGTGTATAAAATCTCGTATTGTTTTTTTTGTCCTGTTCTAACTGCCTTGCATATTTTTCCAGAAATTCTATTACAATTTCTTTATTTTGTTCGCTAGATTTTTTTGCAAATTCAACAGTCCCGCCTAACTGCCGGAAGGGAAATGCTTCTAAATGCGGTTCGGCCTTCCCACGTTTCAAACACTTCACCAGAATTTCTGCTTCGTCCCTTGCGTCATCAAGTGCCGTATGAGATTCTATATACTTTCCGTCATTGTGGAGATACTGTACTACGGTTTCTACAGTAGTAGAAAAATACAAACCAGACGGAGATAAACGGCGGTTTTGAATTGCCCAATTACGATATTTATTCGTATCTATTAAACGCTTGCAGGCAAGTCCCCAGATATCAATAATGGGACGGGAAATTCCATTGACGGAAAAAGTCGGAATCATGCATTCATCATTTTTAGGACATTCTGCGCCATTCAAAATGGCCTTTATAGAATTACGCTGTGAATCCTCCCAAGCTTGATAGTTTTCACTATAAAGAGCCTTAATATAACGATGGGTAAAGGGAATTGCTTTTTTGAAATCAAAACAGGCATTTGCGGCGGCAATGTAATCAACTTTTTGCATAGCGTCTGTTAATTTTTCAATGATAGTTTTCCAGTTTGCGCTTTCAATCTGCTTACCGTTATACATTGCCATATAACGAGGCCGCTTTTCCCGATAATATGCAGTATTGAAAACAGCAGGGACAAAGAAAGTTTCTTGTACTAAATAATTAGCAGTTTCAACAATGACCCCTTTGCGGTCAATAATAATCCATCCAATATCGTAAACAAGCGGTTTCGCAATAGCAATGTTCTTGCGTTCTTTATCAGTGACGGGATAGCCGTTAATAAAGGGGACGGTTGCGGTTTCGGTATCAAGTACCAAAAAATACTGTTTTTTCATTGTTTGTCCTTTCCTTTTGTTTTGTTTTCTCTATTATAACATATGGAGAAAAGGAAAGGCAATAGGTAAATTGTGACGTTTTTGTAAACAAGCGCGCCATTCAAAATTTTTATTATACCCATTAGATTTTTGAATAGCCCGCTAATGGGGTTTAGACTATATTAGTCTAATAGTGAAAAGGGGATGCCTTTAGGCATCCTCCTTTTCTTTTTCTTTCTTGCGTTTGCGGGCTTCGGCCTTTTCGGCTTTTTCAATCGCTTTTTTCGCTTCACGGTCAGCCGCTTTGCGCTGTTCAATTTTATACTGTTCCCGGAGATTGTACCCGGCATCGGGACCCTCGTCCCCACCATCTGAAACACTCCATTGAATAGTGATCCACAAGTCAAGACCTTCCCGGGCAATGGGGAAATTTAGCTTATTTGACTTGAATAAAGCGGCGTCCTCCCCCTTTTCGGTAAAAAATTTCAAAAGTTCTGCGGCAAGCTCTGCCCGAATTGCGTTCCCTAAATCACGTTTCATTTTGTTATTCCCTTCTTTCTTTGATTTTCTTTATTATAGCATAGGGGAAATAAAAAAGCAAGTTCTGTGAGTTAGACTAATGTAGTCTAACAGTGCCGGGATGTCCCGGCGTCATTTACTCGGTCATTTCGTCCGTGGCCGCAAGCCTCCATTGCTTGCGCTTGCCCTGCTTCGGGACAGAAATTTCCTCGCCTACAACCTTGGACTCGTTTGCCAACTGCGTCAAAAGGCTAGATGCCTTTGCTGTAGAAATGTCAAGGGCGGCGGCCACTTCGCTGGTCAGCATGGCAGAGTGAGAAGCAAGAAGGTCAAGGATTGCGGCCTTCACGGGCGCATTTTCTACGGACTTCTTAGAAGGACGGGAGGAATTGCGGGCAACTTCCTTATCAAGGGCGGCAATCAGATCGGCGGCCTTCTCCTTTATTTCAGCAGGTACGCTGTCCATGGAGATGATGGCATTGTAAAATTCACGCTTCGTCATTTTGGTTATTTCCTTCTGGTTTGGTGAGTTGTCCTTCTCTTTTGTACGTATTTATTTTACCCTAAATTTTGAATTTTGTCAATCTTTTTCTTTTTAGACTATTAAAGTCTAATACCCCGGTGTCCGGGGCAACAAAAGAAAGGAACTTACCATTCATCAAGACCGCTGTTCTCGGCTTCAAACTCCGAAATGCGCCCGATGAAATGGGGCTGAGAAAAATTCTCTTTTGCGATTTCTTTCGCTTCCTCTATTGTTTCGGCGCCGACGATAAAATCCTCACCAGATTCACGGTCATTAAAAAGGTAATGTTTCATAGTGTGTGCTTTCCTTTCGTCTTTTGTTGATATTATTATAACATGGCGGCGCGCGATTGTCAACAGGAGGGGGTTAGACTTTTATAGTCTAATAGTGGAGGGTTGTTAATCCTCCACTATCTCAACATCCACCTTTCATCAATTCTCTTAAAACGCTGAAAATTTCTTCCGGTGCATATGCTTGCTTGCCCCATTTTTCCCGAATTTCTTCAACATCATCAAAAAGTATATCATTGGCGGCTTTGCGGAACTTTGTTTTTGGTGTACCGTATTTCACCATGTGAATCTCATCCCAATCAACACTACCCAAATGGCGCGCCAACCATCGCCGCTTTGCCCTTCTTACTGCTCTATCATAGGCGGGATTTGAATTTTTTGAAAGCCATGTTATAATTCCGATACGAACGCCGTTCTTTTGAAGTGTATTCAAAAGACGGGCGATATTGTTTAAGCGGAAAAGCGGGGCGGCTTCTTCGTAGGGCGAAACATCGTTGTTGCGCAGTTTAAGCAACCAGTTCGGGACGTTATAAAGATTTGCGATTGTCCCATCTAAATCAAAGAAAATTGTCATTATGAAAATTCCTTTCTGTTCTTTTGTTAGAACAATTATATCATGACTGGCGGCAATTGTCAAGAAAAATTAAGTTAGACTATTAAAGTCTAAAGGAAAAGGGCTTCCGCCCTTTTTAATCATCATTTTCTTCTGCGACTACTTCATAGCAAACCCGCTTGCCTACCTTCGGAATCTTGACTTCGGACTTTGCAAGGCGGCCTTCCTTCACAAGACTGCCAGCAAGGCCGGTCGCCCTCTGTATGGAAATTTCAAAACGGGCGGCAAGGTCGTTAGCAGTAGTTGCACCGTTTTCAATGATAAAAGAAATGAAGTCGGCCTTCATAGGCTCGTTCTTACTGCTGGCGGCAGTTCTGCGATGTTCTGCGGCACGCTCCCGCTGTGCTTCCAACTTTTCAAGTTCTGCGGCGGCGAACTCGTTCAGTTCCTCGTTGATGTTGGCGGTGATAATAGCGTTGAAAAATTCCTTCCGAGTCATAGTGTGTTCCTTTCTGGTTTGGGGAGTTTCCGTCTCCTTTTTGATTACAATAATATTGTATCAGAAAATTCTCTAAAAAGCAAGTAGGCGGGGTTAGACTTTAGTAGTCTAAAGGTTTTCTTCTTGACAAAAGTATCATTTTGAGTTAGAATAAATTAAACAAAAAAGGGAAGGAACAGATAAAATGCAAAAGAAAATTTTTATGGTCGCCCGCTTAGAAGATGGCGGAATTATTTTTGCTACTGATGATTTTAAGAAAATCTTTCCAGTAATAGAAAAAGAACTTAACGAACTGGAAAATTATTTTCAGATGTTTATTATCCAACTTTGAAGGAACAGCAAGCACTTGAAAATTGGGCAAAATTGAATTTTCCCAGATGTGAACAAACTTTATACGGAGAAAATTTTATAATAGTGCGGGTGATATGCGAATGACCTCTGAAAAGAGGCCAATTAGACTGCTATAGTCTAAAATCCCTCCTTATTCCTTCTCTCCATTTGCCATCCTGTCAAACTGTCCCAATTCTACTTCATAAGGAATTTCAAACCTTTCATTGCCTAACATTTTTGTCCACCTCTCCAATGTAAGCAAAGCCAAACACTTACGCTCTAAACGTCTGGCGGCTTCTTTTGATTTACATTCATATGCCCGTAAAACAATCGGATAGCATTGTTCGTCTACATGACGGAACTCTGATATTCTGGTTTGCAAGGCGCGCCCTGTCATTCCTGCTTTATAGTGCGGGCATTTTAAGGGATTTACTGGAAGAAATTTTATCAAATAAACTATGTAGGTAGAAAATTCGGAAAAATTTTGTGACATTATTTTCGGAAAATCCTCTCGTAATTTTTTCTTTAATTATATCATTTGGGAGTTTCTAAGTCAAGAGAAAAATTTTAGACTGTTTTAGTCTAATTTTTCAGAAAAGAAAAAGAGAACGACTGGCGGCCGTCCTCTCTTTTTATCACCAAACCCAATTTTCTTTGATTTCCTTTAAGGTTGTTTCCATTGTGGGGCAGTGCTCTGCATCCATCATAACTGCATCAGAATCTGTAATAATGGCCATATAGGTAATAGCTTCCAAATCATTTCCGTAACGTTCTTCCAGTTTTCTAGCGGCGTCCTGATAGGAGGAAGCTACTACAAAACCGACTTCACGATCGGGAACAAGGTCATTTTCGTCCAGTTTAACAACGCAGTAATAAGTATTCATTTTTGGATTTCCTTTCTTTTTTATTTTGTTAATTAAATTGTACCATAGATTTTTGGGAAAATCAAGCCCCGCCATTTAGACTACTTTAGTCTAAGGAGAAAATTCCAGGGAGATGGCCTTAAAGGCCACCCCACTGGAACGTATCAATTTTGTCCCCGTCCTCTGTTAAAATTTCTTCAAGTGAATAGGTGGAGAAACTTCTGTAATCGGAAGCCACAAAAATTTCCTCAATTTTTACTAAATGCGGCACACTGTCATATCTATAAAGCTCGGAAAATATGGGAACAAGTGCTTTTATTACCCCTTCATGGGTCAAAGCTGGATTATTTTCCAAAATCCGCTGCCCTGCATAGTCTACCGCATAAGCAAGGGCGTTAATACGGTCGGTAAAAAATCTAATGTATTCTTGACGATTGTTTACATTGTCCCATTTTGAAACTGCCCAAATTGACATTTTAGGAAATTCCTTTCTTTCTATTTTGTTGTCTTTATTATATCGTAAAATTTTCGGAAAGTCAAGAAAGAACATTTAGACTAATGTAGTCTAAGGTAAATTTTTCTAAAAAGAATTACTGTTTTTCCCGCATTACTTGCGCTACTCGCGCCACGTTGGTTTTCGGTGTTGTTCCTTCTTTCCTTGGAAATCGGCAAAAAGTTTTTTCCGAAAAATTTTATCTGCTTTCCACCAATTTCCTAAAAATATGAAAATTTACAATAAATCACAAATTTTCTTTTTTAGCTGGTAGCTGGCGGCTGGCGGCTGAATTGACAGCTGAACGCAGCTGGCAGCTGAATGCAGCCGCTTCTGCATTTTGGGAAAACGCTGGCGGCGAACTTGTGAGATGGCGCGCCGGTCAAAATTTTCCACAACGGCGCAAGGCAGCAGCTTGACATAGTGGGCGGCCATTGTGTGGCTGAAATCGTTTTTCCCTTCTGGACAAGTCCATTATACCACAGATTTTAGGGAAATTCAACCGGCCTAAATCAGACTAAAAAAGTCTAATGCATAATTTTCAAAAGTTAGACTACTATAGTCTACCCCATAAAAAAAGGAGCTTATAGCTCCTATAAAATCCATGCAAGTCCAATTGCCGTGGCAACAACCATTAGCAATCCCGCACATTCAATTCCGCAAACCGTCCACCATGCAATGGAGCCGGGGCGGGCGACTTTGGCACGCCCCAGCTTAATGTATCCATTCCGTTCAAGTTCTTTGCAAGTCATTTTATGATTAAAGCCCCCTTTCGTAATTCCAGCTTTCGGTATAGCTTCTGTAGTGGAAGCTATCGCCCCAAAATTGAACCGTCATTAGGATGGAATCAGTCCCGGCAAGGTCAAGCCTTTTAACTGAAATCGTTCCGATCCATTCACGGGTATCATGTCCAGCGTCCTGGAAAAGTTCAGCGGTGAACTGCCGTTCACCATAGCGGGCTTTACGTCTGATAGCATTGAAAATGGTACGGAAGGAACTGGATTCAATGATTTCAAGGTAATCACTCAGAACGGCATAATACTTCATTGGTTGTACTCCTTTCGGTTCTGTTTTTGATTGGAGTGTGGGGCTTATTCGCCCCACACTCCACGCAATGCGTCAAAATCGTCTTTACTGTAAATCCGTTCGCTATCAAACGGAACAGCGTTTTCGTCTGTCAAAGCGTCCCACAAACGGCGGGAGCACATTTGAATTTGCCATCCGGCACGAATCCCGTGAACATTACGGGGTTTGATCGCGTTCACGCTTTCCAGCATGGCTATGAAAGTGCTAACAGGCCAAATTGTAGCTGGAATATGGACAGGCTTGTATCCAGTGGTAGAGTTACCGTCATGGTCAATGGAATACACCACATAATCAGAAGGGTTTGAACCGTCCACCATGGTAGTTATGTTTCCGCCGTTCGTCTTACGTTCGGCCATTTTAGAACGATAGGAACGGCGGGAATCCGTGAACTTAACTGGACAAGAGTCTGTTTGTGTGATACGGCCATAGCTGATCCGCTTACTTTCTCGGGCTTCTTGCAGTTCCGTTTGTCGGCCTTGCGCCCCGTCTGATAGGTCAAATTTACGAATTGCCTTGAAAGTCAATTCCCGGCCGATTGTCACGACGGTATTAGTCTTTGGCAATTCCTCAAGAATGTTCCGAACTATGCCATACCATTCACATGAAAGGACGGGGAACTGATATCCCATTGCCGCATAGATTGCGGTGATAGCTTCCTTTACTTGCGCAGGGGTTTGACAGTCTTTTGCGGTGTACGTTTTGCCCATTGTTTTAATGGCCCTCCGTTCCGCAACAGTAGTGTAATAATGGTTATAAGACATTTGTATTGCTTCCTTTCCTTTTGTTTTAGTTTAGATTGTATATGCATTTGTCAAGGTTCAAGCGGTTCATTCAGTATCTGGAAAAGCTTCCGGTCGTTCGGCGGTTGCCGTGTTTCAGTGTCTATAGAATACACTTTTAGACTACAAAAGTCAAGCCCTTTTCTAAACTTTTTATGTCTTTTGTTGTGTACAAATGTCCGCCCAGCGCAGGCGGTTTCAGGATTGCGGCCTATTAAAAAACGGTATATGGGTCATATGGGGCGGGTTATATTTAGGAAAATTATAATTTGTATAACGTGGGAAAAGTCGTGCGTAGAACTTTATTTCCGAGAAGTGAAAATTGAAATTCACAAAATTTGACACTCCCATTCCACCTGTGCTATACTGTAGTAGAAGGCTGGTGGAGCCAGCCTTCTACTACATGGCGACAAGGGCGCTGTCGTTCAACTTGTTGAACGACAGGAGTCCGCAGTCGCTAACACCGGCCCCGGATGTTAGCCCGCGGGCACTTTTATCCTTTTTCGGAGGACTTTCCTTGTCTAAAAATCGCCTATTCCTAAATTGGTAGCTTAACTCTCAAGAAGAGCGCGCTGCCTTTATTGAAACCTATCTCCCTACTTTGCCTTCCCCAACCGAGGAAGAACTCTCCACAATCGCCGACTACATTCTATGGGGTAAGCGCAACGGCGAAAAAGATCGCGCCTTCCAGATTGAGCCGCGCAACAAAACTTGGGTGCGCAATCGTGAAGAATCTCTAGAAACCCTCCAAATGTCTCTCACTTTCAACGAAGGCGAACTCTCTCGTCCCGGCCCCGCCTACACTAGACCCAATCCCATCTTCTCTCGCGAAAATGCCCGCGCGATGGCCCCCGCCAGCCTACTCCCCGAATTTGAGGCCCTTTGGCGCACTATTGACCAACTTGACATTCGTATTCAAACCTATGAACTTCTAAGCGGAAAGCGCAAACAAATTGTGCCCGCCCTCCTAGAGCGATTAACCCCCGACGAAATAGAGCAAGCACAGCAAGATATCGTAAGCTGGAGTTCTTTCTTCTACCTCAAACAACGTCACCAAATTGTAGAACTGCGCAACCAACAATACTCAATGCGCGACCTTTACAATCCCCCAAAAGAGCGCCACACCGAACCCCACACTGACCCATTGCGCGATGACCTTTGGACCCACTCAATTGGAACTGACTATGCGGTGCGGCCGCTCGGCCTCCTAGCCCCCGACAACTTCTCATCCCTAATCTACCGCACTCCACTCCCTACTCCCGACGACTACACCACTAAAGAATTCGCGCAGTTGCGCGCCTATGTCTCGCGCCTTCAAAACCCCGACCCAACTTACTGTAACTCTCGTTACATTGACCTGCGGCAACGGACGCACCTTTCCCTCATTGTTAAAAATTGGGACGACCTACAAGAAGCCACCCCCAATCTTCTCCACACTTTTAACTTTTTTGTCACCGCCGCCAACCTTACTCCGGTTGCCCTCCGCACTCTTTCTTACAAACGCCAAGGCAAACTCGGCAGCGAAATCGCGGCCCTCATTAACAAAGAATTTGGAACGCACTACAGCGCCAACTACATTTCCACCATTTATTAGCTTCGCTGTCTAAAACCAATTGCAACCGCAGTCTAGCTTCACTATGATAACCTAATGGCACTGCTTTCCGATCCCGAAGGAAACTTCTGCTGCTGTTCCAAGTGCGGCTGTTCCAAACTCCACACTCCCCTCTACTTCAAAGTGCGCAACGGCAAAACTAGCGAAATTTGCCGCGATTGCGCCAGAAAAGGAAAAACAAAATGACACTATTCTTTCGTAAATTTGCCCGCGCCTTCCTTGCTCTCCAACCAGATGAGTAGCTCGGTGTAGCGCGCCTTCTCAAAATTCCACTTCAAAAGGGCACAACCCCTCTTGAGCTAACGGCGCAAGTTCTCGCAGCTTTCTCTAAGTTGCCCCTCGCGCAACGCCGCAATCTCACAAAACTCGCGGCAGCCGCCGCGTCCTCCAAGGAGGAACTTCCCAATGCCGATTGAACCACGCGCCTCCTCTCTGTGCACTCCTAGCTCCCTATCGGGGAGCCAACAGTGCACAAAATGCCGCCGCTAGCTTCCTAAAACTAGTTTCTCTCATACCAACTCTCCCTTCTACCCGTCTGGTCTACTTCCCATTTGCAACGAGTGCGCCACCTCCATGCTGGCCGCCGCCAATTTCTCTTGGGAGTCCATTGACCGCCTTTGCTAGGTTTCTAACATTCCATTTCTTCCAAAAGAAGTTGACCGTATTTTGGAACTGGCCGGACGTGACAACTTTTGGCCCACTTATGTCAAAGTTTTCGCCGCCAAACAATATGAAAAGTTCGGCTGGAAATTCTATCAAGAGCAATTTGAAGCGCTGCGCGATGCCGGTCTAATTGAAGATGAAGTGCCGCTATTGCGCGACGGCAAACTGCGCGAATTGCGTAAAAAATGGGGCGGTAATTATGATGACGAAGACCTCTACTACTTAGAATCATTGTATCAGGGCATCCTTCTTTCCCAAAACGTAAACGGCGCGCTTCAAATTGACCAAGCCAAAAAACTTTGCCGCCTTTCTTATGTAATTGACCAGGCCATTTAGTCGGGCAATAAAGATATTGACAAATATTTGAGTTCTTATGATAAGCTGGTCAAAACGGCTGAGTTCACCCCCAAGAACGCTAAAAATGCCAATGATTTTGACTCTATTGGGGAACTTGCTCTCTGGCTTGAAAAGCGCGGCTTTGCCAACCAATTCTATGACGGCGCCACTCGCGACATTATAGATGAAACCCTCAAAAATATGGAGAATTGGGTTCAAAAACTTTATATTAACGAAGGCGGTATTGGGGAGGAAATTTCTGAGCGCATTGAACAACTCAAAAACACGGCGGCCGATGAACAAACTTACTTTGATGGAAGTTAGGGCAATTATGACCTAGATGCCTATGACAATGAAGCGTTTGGCTCAGAAGAAGACCCTGACTCATTCTCCCCTATGGAGGACGTTTAATGGAAGACATTATTCAACTGCGGCCAGCGACAAATCCCTTCCGAGAAGGTGACAAAACTACTCGCCGCGATGGTACTCTTTTGGAGAAAGGAGTTCTCCTTACGGAGGACTTTCTCATTCGGAATGAAAAAGCACTCCAACGCTACATTTCAGAAATTACAGCCTACCCCGATGTGTACTTAATGCAAATAAAAAGGTCAGACTCATCTTTTGAATTTTTCCCTTACCAGCGCTATATGCTGCGCGCGATGATGCGGTACAACAAAGTATTTATTACTGCAACACGTGCCGCGTCAAAGACCTTTTTATCCATTTTAGGCAAATATTTCCAATGTTGTATTATTCCGAATCATGTGGGCGCCATTGTTGCCCCTAACAAGCAACAGGCAGCCACCATTACAAAACAAAAATTAGCTGAAATTTGGGCCACCTGGCCGCTCCTAGAAAAAGAACTTGACCATTATAATGCCGGTAAGGACTATGTGGAATGTTACTTTAGAAATGGGTCGGTTTTGAAGGTGGTTGGGGCGAACTTATAAAGGCCCTCCCTATCAGTAATGGTGGGGTAAGAAATTTCGTAAATTGCTGGAACACCCTAAAGTTGCCGCAGCCACAACGCAGGCCGTAAGACCAAACGTGATGGCGGCGAAAGCAGAAAAAATGCGGCAAATGGCGTATGATGAAAATTCTAAGCGCTGTATAATGGGCAATCAGCAGCCAATTTTCTTTTCTTTGAAAGAAACAGGTTCAACGACTAAACACGAAACAGCCTATTAGGCTGAAGATATAGTCTGATCTTCATGGAGACATGAAGCTAACAAAATGCTTAGATAGCTCCCGAGGACTGCGTACTCATGCAGTCTTTATCGATGAAGCAAGGGACCAAGATGGCCAAATGATTTAGGAAGTTGTTCTCCCTCAATTTGGGGGCTTTAGCCCGAAAGGGTTACTGAAACAAATGGTGAACGCTTAAAAGCGGTGTGCGCCAATCGCGCGCTAACGGTGAAAGAAGCAATAATTCTAATACCGTGCCAAATTTATTAGGTGTAGAGACTATTCCGCAAGGAAGTAGGGTCGCAAGACTCAAAGTGCCATTCAACCTCCTGTAGCAAAGAAGTGAGTGCCCACAGATGAATATATACTTCTTAATGAAGTCCAAGGAGGTTTGTTCAAATGTGGAAACAAATTATTATTAATGACATTAAAACTAATTATAGTGTAAACGAATTGGGGCAAGTCTAGAATAATTAGACAGGCAAAATATTAAAGGGGACTATTCAAAAAGGATACAGATTATATACTCTTTATATTTAGAAAAAGCCAAAGGCTTTTGGCGCTCATCGTTTAGTCGCTCTAATGTTTATACCTAATTTAGAACAGTTGCCCTATGTAAATCATAAAGATGGGAACCCCTTAAACAATAAAGTGAGTAATCTTGAGTGGTGTACTCCTAAGTATAATACTCAGCACGCAATAAAAACTGGATTGAAGAAAAACTTTAATCAAATTGCAGTTATAAAATATTCTAAAACGGGTGAAAAAATGCAATCTTATTTAAGCCTTTCAGAAGCTGCGGAGAAAAACAGCTGTTCTGTGAGCAAAATTATAGAAGTCTGCAAAGGGCGCAGGAAAACAACCGGAGGATATCAATGGAGATACGCTTCAGATAATATTGAAAGATTGAATGAAGTAATTCCTAACCCACAGAAAGCTAAACCCGTTGCACAAATAAATCCCATAACTAACGAAGTAATTAATATCTATCCTACCTTACACGCTGCTGCTCAAGCCATACGAGGCACACAAAGCGCCATTACTCACGTTTTAAAAGGTGATAAAAATACAAAAACTCACAAGGGCTACAAGTGGAAGCTTGTTGAAGAGATAGTCCAATAAATTATTTTACTGCAAATGAACGTCTCGCGCCGCATGGCAAACGGAAACGTAAACCCGCGCGAGATAATCAACACCCAAATCATTTACGGAACGTCCGCAGGAACTAAATCATCTTACTCCTACGGCGCGCTCATTGATATTCTTGAAAGCTCTATTATTGACCCTAAACGAAACGCTATTGTTGGCTTTGATTACCGTGTTCCAATGCAGCACGGCCTTATTGATCCCAACTTTGTGCGCTCCCTTAAAATGAGTCCATCTTACTCCGAACAAACGTTCGCCGCCGAATATTGCTCTGTTTGGCTGGGCGGCAGCGAAGAATCGTGGTTTGATTTTGGTAAACTTTCAAATTATAGAAAACTAAAAAATCCTGAATGGCGCGCTCGCTATGATTCAGGACGTGACCTTTATTATTATATCAGTGTGGATATTGGAAGAAAACACGACCAAACGGTTGTAACTGTCTTCCGTGTGAATATTCGCGACGGCCGCCACTATGCTTCTGTGGTTTACATTGAGGTATTAGGTAGGACTGCTCAATCTCGTACTTTCTCTGTGCAGGCGCGCGATATTAAAAAAATTATCGCAAATTTTAACCCGCGCGAAGTCCTAATTGACGTCAACGGCATTGGCGCCGGTATTGCGGATGAAATGTATCGTGAACAATATGATGAGATTGGTAATGTTTATCCTCCTTATGGTTTTATGAACGATGAAGAATATAAGAAGGTGCAACCAAAAACAGCTCCTCAAATTTTGTGGGCAATGCGCGCCAACGGGAAATTGAAATCTGATATAAATAGCACAGTCTATTCCCGACTTACAAGTGGGATGGTACGGTTCCTTATTACAGAACAAGATGCCCGTACTGCTCTTCTGGCGACCAAACAAGGCCAGAGAATGTCATTTGAGCAACGTACCAGACGGCTGCTCCCTCATGAAATGACAACTAAATTATTTGAAGAAGCTGCGAACTTGCGGCTGCGCCGAGCAGGCAATGCAACCGATATTGTTCTTGAACCCATCAACACTCGTTTCCCTGATGATAAATACTACTCATTTGCCTATGGGTTGTGGCGCATTAAGGAACTTGAAGAAAAGGAAACAAAGAAACGGGCGCGCAATCCTAGCGGGCAAAAACGCAAGTTGTTTTTCTTCACAGGAGGACGATAATAAATGGGAAGAAATTTTGACCTTTCCAAATTTCGCTTGGCAAGCGATAAAATGATTCAAATTAACGACCGCTATAACGGCCGCTATCAAGATGAAGCGAGTGCGCGGCGTGCTTATAGGACTTATACTGTAGAGGACGTCCGGCGCATTATTAACGAAGGCACTCTTTCAGAGCAAATTAACCTGTCACGCGCCTTCTTCCAAAAAGATGGTTTCTATAAACGAATTTTGATTTACTACGCGACTCTTTTGCGATACGCCAATTTACTAATACCTAATCCGTCAATTGGTAAATCTCTCTCCAACCCTGGTTTATTCAAAAAATATCGCGCAGCGCTCAAATTCAAAGATAACTTATCCGTGGAAGAATGGCTGACGAACTGTTCTATTTCAGTTCTACGCGATGGCGCCTATTATGGTTTCATTACCAAATTAGACAGAGATGAATTTCTTAAAATTGATTTGCCGGTTGCTTATTGCCGAAATTATTTAAAAGATGTATACGGCAACAACATTGTGGAGTTTAACGTTACTTACTTTGACTCCATTACTGATGAGCAACTAAAGAAAGACGCGTTGGACCTTTATCCGAAACTCATTACTTCGCATTACCGCAAGTATCAAAATGGAAAGGTCAAAACTCCTTGGGTTATTTTGCCCGGAGATTTAGGCTTTTGCTTTAATCTCTTTGGAGATAATCGTCCTCTTTTTCTGAACGTAATTCCCTCTACTATCCAGTATGACGATACAGTTGATACGGAACGTGAACGAGATTTAGAAGAAATTCGTAAAATTCTTGTTCAAAAAATTCCGCACAATAGTGAGAATCAGCTTCTCTTTGAACCAGATGAAGCTTTAGAAATGCATCAAGGCGCCGTTAATATGCTGCGCTCCAACAAGAATCTTTCTGTTCTTACCACTTATGCGGACGTGGACGCAATTGTGTCCAAAACTAGTTCCGATGCTGTTTCCAACAACCTGGAAAAAATGGTCAACAACATTTACTATGAAGCAAGTGCTAGCCCATTGCTATTCGCGCCAACTGGCACCAGTAGCTTAGATACATCCATTAAAAATGATGTTTCTTTAATGATGAGTTTGGCAAATCAATATGCGCGCCTCATAGGATTTCTTGTGAATTAGCTTTATGGCAACTCAGCCATACGATTCACTTTCCGTATTTTCCCAATTACGGAGTATAACTCGTCCTAGTTCATTACAGATACTTTCAAACTCGCGCAAAGCGGTTATAGCTTTCTTCTTCCCTGTTTGGCTAGTGGAATTAGTTAGGCAGAGCTGAATGGCTTGAAAGATTTGGAAAACGAGGGGCTTGAACTTGGGAAGAAACTAATTCCTTTAGCTTCTGCTTATACCCAATCTTCGGCTAATGGTTCAGGTACAGGGCCAGGCCGCCCCTCATTGCCCGAGGACAAAAAGAGTGAAAAGACCATTTAGAATGAGGAATCTATTGATAGACAGGGAGGAATTGACTAATGGCACTACAACGTTGCCAAACTGAATTTGAGGTATCATTGTATGGCGGCTTAGTCAAGTATAATGATGTCCTCTCTAAAACCCGGTGCCGCATTTTCTATAAGTATGGGAATCGTAATGGCACCTACATTACTGATGAGTTTGCAGATAAACTAATTGCTTCTCTCCCCTACACCCCGATGAAGGGAATTTTTGAAAAAGGCGAATTTGAAGGTCATGGTGAAAGAAATGCCGAAGGAAAAATTTACGGCATTGTGCCCGAGACCACGAATTTTGCTTGGGAAAAGCACTTAGATAGGGACGGCATTGAACGCGAATATGCGTGCTGTGATGTACTTGTCTTTAGTGAACTTTACGCAGAGGCCAATGCAATTGTTGGGAAGGGTCAGTCAATGGAACTTTTTCCCAAAACGCTGAAATGGCACAAGGCCATTTTACAAGGACAACGTTATATTGTTTTTGATGATGGTTGTTTCTTTGGTTTACAGGTGCTTGGCAATGATTATGAGCCTTGCTTTGAAGGTGCCGCCTTCTATTCTCTGCGTGACAGTATTGAAAAAGCTATGTTTGAGCTTGAAAAACTATATGAAAAGGAGAATACAATGTCTCTGAATTTTAGACTTAGTGATTCCCAAAAATTTGATGCGCTATTCAATCTTCTAAACCCCGACTATAATGAAGCCGGAGGCTGGATGTGTGATTATGCTATTTGTGATGTTTGGGATGATTATGCGCTCTGCTTTAAGTATGCCGATGGCATTTATGAGAGAGCCTATTACACCAAAAATGATGCAGATGATAGCCTAACTATTACTTCTATGGTGCGGTGCTACGTTATGGATTTGTTGGAAGCTGAAAAGAATACGGTTGAAACACTACGTGCTCTCAATGGTAATAACTTTGAACTAGTTTCCGATGAGCTTTCCAATGCTCACACAATTGCTGAACAAAATACAGAATTTAGCAATAGGATTAGCGAGTTGGAAGGTGCAAATTCTACTTTAAATATAGAGAAGAGCGAATTTGAAGCGCAAGTTTCTACTCTAACCGCTGAAAAAGAAGCACTAGAGGGCGAGAAGAATACTCTCAATGAAAAGTTAAGTGCCGCGCAAACTTATTGCGCGCAGCTAGAAAACGAAAAGAAAGAAGCGGTTTTCGCTCAATATACTGAACTACTAGGCGATGATGTTCTTGAATCCTATCGTGAAAAGATGGCCGACTACAGCATTGAAGACCTAGATATGCGGCTTGCCTACGAATTGAAGAAGTCCAACATGGCCGCCTTCACCAAAGCCGCGCCCCAATATCTTCCCAAGGATAATCTCCCAAAGGACGGTATTGAAGCTATTCTATCCAAGTATCCCAAGAACTAATTGGAGGATTTTATAAATGGCTCTAAAGAGATTTGTTATTGACGGTTACGGCCAGGTTGAACTAAATAATGTGGCTTTCCGTCGCGATGGCCGCATTGAAGCTCAGTGCGCCCTAGATGAAACCGATTTTGCTTCCATTCCCGCCGAGAATGGTATGCTACTTGCTGTAGATAAGGCAAATGGCGTTGTGAAGTTTGCCAAGGATGGCGAACTCCCCATCGCTTTAAATTATAGCTCCGAGCATATGTATAGCAAGAGCGCCAATGGTCTAAAGGATTTCCGCCTAATGCGCGGAGAGTTCTATCCCCGTATGGGCTATCCCACCCTGGCCGACCTTTGGACTTCCAACTGCCTCTGCTATGACGATAGCGAATTTGCTGACGATGAAGCTCTCACTAAAGCTCTTGAAGCTTGCAAAGAAACTCCCGTTTACGGCGGCGCTTCTGAAATCGGTGCTGTAAAGCTTTCCGCTACTAAGCCCACCTACGGTCCTGTACTAAAGGTTGTGAAGTTCTACACCATGCCCGACGGTCAACCCGGCGTAAAGCTTCAGGTTATTGCCTAATAGGAGGACTAAAGATATGACTCATAGTGAACTAATTACTCTAGCTAAGCACGCTGCTCATGGCACTGCTCCCGCTAATTATTCTGTAAATCAAGTAAACGAAGCCTTTATGGATGGCCTTCGTGAACTGTGCCCCCGTGGTGAGTTCAACACTTTCATGAAGAATCGTTATGACATTTATGACATCATCATTGAAGCTGCTGAGCAAGACCTTCCCCGCAATGCTCTTGGCGAAATGGCTCCCTTCGTAGAGTTCCGTCAAGTTGAACAGGGCAACACTGTGCGCTTCCGCAAGAAGCTCGGCCGCAATCGCGCCAAGAAGTTCCTAACTCAGGTTGGCCTTTCTGGTGTGTATGAGACTTTCCGTCTTGATCATAGCGATTTTGAGGTCAAGGCCCATGCAGTGGGCGGCGCGGCCACCGTTGACTTTGAGCGCGTTCTTGATGGCGCCGAGTCTATGGCCGAAGTTGTTGGCATTATTACTGAGGGCCTAAACGATTCCGTATACATTGAAGTACAGCGTGCTCTGCGCGCCGCTATCAATGCCGCCAATCGTCCTGCCGCTAACAAGGTTGTTGCTACTGAATTTGATAGCGATAAGATGTTCAAGCTCGTCACCATCGCTCGCGCTTACGGTGATAATGCTACCATCTTTGCCACCCCTGAGTTCATTCAGGCGATGGGGCCTGATGCTATCGTGCCCGTGCCTGCCTCTGGCAACTACGGCGGTGTGTATGCTTCCCAAGATATTGATGCTATCCACAATACCGGCTACATCAATATTTTCCGCGGCACCCCCATCGTGCAGCTCCGTCAGTCTTACACCGATGAGAATAACAACAAGACCTATCTTGACCCCCAGATGGCTTACATTCTCCCCTCCGGCGGTGAAAAGCCCATCAAGGTTGTGCGTGAAGGCAAGTCTGTAATGTGGGATCGCACCAACGAAGATCAGTCCATGGAATGGCGCGTCTATCAAAAGATCGGTGTTGCTGTTCTTTATAACCATAACTGGTGTATTTACCAGAACACTGGTATTGAGCAGACCATGGATGACACTCTCTACGGTATTTGATTCTAACCCTACGGTATATATTTGTGAGGGAGGGAAATTATCTCCCTCCCTCATTTTTTTAAAATTGGAGATAAAAGGAGATTTTGATAACTATGGAAAAAGTTATTGTTGTTAGTAATTCTAAAAGTCCAATCTTAGTGAAGAACACCATGATGAACTTTCGGCGCGAATGGCCGCGGCGCGGCGCACGTGTTCAAATTGACAGAGAACAATTTGAGGAACTTTGCAATGTGTGTCCTGGTTTTGTTTATATGCTGAAAAATAACCTTCTTTATACTGATAATTTAGACTCCCTAAAGGCAGTTGGTCTTGAAGACCCCGACGCGACCAAAATTGAAAATACTAAGCCTATCACAGACGCCGAAATGAAGGAACTGTGGGAAGGGCCAGATTGGATGTTTAAGGATGCTATTTCTCGCTCTCATGAAATCGCGCAGCAGATGGCTGATTATGGCATTGAAAATCAATGCTTGAGTCTTTCCAAAAACAAAATGCTTTTGGAACGCACTGGCCGCGATGTAATGAAAACAGTGGAGATGAACGAATTGGATAAGGAGGCATAAGATGACCCCCTATTCTGTTATTTATAGCGCTTTTCTCTCAAAGCAAACTGATGATGAATGGGAGAATTGGACTATACACGAAATAAATGCGGATTTCCGACAAATGTTAGAAGCTGGACTTCCGTACTTCAAATTTCCTAGAGTATCTTTGGCGCGCGATGACAAAGGCTTTAAGGAAGATTTAAATGACCAAGAAGTTCAAATTATAGCTTGTTATATGAAATGCGAATGGTTAAATCGCATTATTCTTTCTTGGGAGAATGTTAAGAATCTTTATACTGAAAGAGATTTTTCCCAAGCTAATCTTCTTGATAAGTTTACAGCAATGCTAAAAGCAGAGCGTAAACAGGCCGAAAAACTGGAAGCTATTTATTATCGTTCAGTTGAGAGGAAGCCATTCCGCTATCGTGAACTGGCCAAACAATCGTAATGGACGCAATTCAAGAAGGCTATAACAACAAACTAAAAAACAAGCTATTTGGACTCTTATGTGAATTTGAAAAAAATAGAGATTGGGAAAAATTTCTTGACTCTATTTTAACGGAGCTAATTGGGGTGCCTGAGAAGTCACGCACAATTAACTTCTATACATTGTACTATAAAATTTCCTCTTTGCGCTATCTAAAATATGAGTATTTTAGAACTACAATTTTTGATGCGATGTCTTTATTGACAAAAGGAGTCTCCGATGGAACAGCCGTTTGATTATTTTGAAATTTATAAGTTGCGGCTGAATCGTTTCGGCATAGATTATCAATCACGCATTTAGGGGCAAAGAGAAACAAATTTTGAGAAGTATCTTCTTAAATCAATTTATCGGGTGGATTTTGAGTATGATGGTCGCTACGAGCCAGGTACTCTTGAACGTTACAAGCAAGACGAAACCCGTACTTTGATGTATCTTTTGACCAGAACTTCATTGACAATCGCGCCGGGTACTGTTCTCATGATTGAGGATAAAGACGGGAAAGAGACTCCATGGATGGTTTATTATCCTGAATTAATCCAAGCAAGTGGCTATAATCGCTATATTATGTTGAAGATGAGCCATTTATTAACCTGGACGGCGCGCGATGGTAGTGAATAGCAAAGTTGGGCATATTTTTATGGTCAAGAAAACAATATGTTGAAAGATGAAATACGTTCACGTTCTCGCATGGATACAATTTATAGCGAGAATTTGAAACTTTCTTTCTTTATTATGCCCATAAACGGATTTATCCAGAAAGATGATTATTTTGTAATTGGGGAAAAACCACTACAAGGTCACTATAGAGTGACTGGTTTTGATATTGCTTCTACAGAAGGAGTTGAATATGTAAGTGTTGACCCTGTTTATGAGTATGATTTGTCTAATCCTCCCAAGCGGCAGAACGAAGACAAAGAAGAAAATTTCTTCTGGATTGATAGGGGGAACAAATAATGGCAGTTCGTGACCTTCAAGATATGGGCATTAATTTACAAAAGATTGTAAAGAGATTAAATGCAAACCAAAATCTTTTAAAGCTTTTGTTTTATACCGATATGGATCCCCTTTCAAAGCCTGACCTAGCGCCAGTTGATATTTCGCGCCACATTAATGAAAAGTTAATCAAGATTGTGCCGCGAGTTGGCTCGTATGAGACATCTCAAAGTGTTGTGTCTTTGAGGGTCGTGCAAGGAATTACTAACACAACCAATAATGAGTTTTAGGGCTATAGAATGGATATTGAAGTTTTTGTGCCCTTAACTAACTGGTTCATTAAAGACCAAAATTTGCGCCCATTCGCTATAATGGGCGAAATTAAAAAATCATTGTGCGGCAAACATATTGAAGGTTTAGGGAAGATTAGCGGCGGCGATTTCCAAATTAACTTTCAAACCGAAGAAATGTCGTGCTATGAAATGAATTTCTGGTTTGACCTTTACAATTAATGGTTGATGAGAGAGCCTTCTTAAAAGAACCTCTTCATATGGCCGGAGAACTTTGTGTTGTTTACCCTCCATCAATTAGAGAGGTTGCGCGCGAACCTCGCTTTGGCTTTTTCCGAGATTTTTTAACCAGAAGTCAAGACGATCTAGAGGATCTTTATAAGAAAAAGAAAATTGAAGGTGAGCCGCCAACTCCATTGGAAACAATTTTGGGTTTCTCTTTAATGGGGGCGCAAAATTTAACCATAATGGAAGATGCTTTTAAATTCTTCATTCATGAGCCTATTACTTTTGTTTATGACTCAAAAGCAATTTTAATTGGAGAGTTAGATGAAGAATTAAAGAAAGGTAGCGTTGAATAGCTTCGGTTTTTAAAAGAAGAAAATTTTAATGACTTTTAGAATTTGGTGCGTCTGTCATTAGGACAAGATATCTTTGAACCCTATGTGCCGGAACCGAATGAAGACCCGCGCAAAACGCGCATGAAGAAGCTGGCGCGCTATCGTGATAGAATTGCAAAAAAAAATAAGCAAGGAAACGGAGAACCGCTAAATTTTTCTGCGAGTCTTGTTTCACTTTGTTGTATGGACTTTGGTTTAAATCCACTTACAGTTGGAGAGATAAGCTACGCCGCTATGGCGCCTTTAATTCGCTATTATCAAGAGAAACGTAAGTATGAAACTGATGTTAGCACTTTATTGGCTGGCGGCGATAGTAAAAAAATTAAACCAAAAGACTGGATTAGAAATATAGAATAAAAGAACGGGAGGTCATTTAATAAATGGCAAACATCCTAGACAGATACGGTATAAAAGAAGTTTGTGATTGAGGTTCAGTCTCCTTTGAGAAGCAATTCTCTTAGCTAAATCCTGTGAATTGCTGGAAAGTCCAATGCTGCGATGCTACAACGTGAGCCGAAAGGCTGAGCGTGATAGATTGAAAAGTTCGCAGTTTATGATTGAGAGGTTATAAAATGGATAATCAGCAGCCAAGCATTGAAAAAGAATGGCGCGATGTAACAGAATACTCCAATTATGAAGTTAATTAGTTTGGAGAAATCCGGAATAAAAAAAGAAAGCAAATCTTAAAGCCCCTCGTTAATCCAAACGGTTATTGCTATGTTTGCTTTAATATTTTTGGGAAACGGAAACGTTTTGCTATTCATCGGATTGTTGCTAACGCCTTTATTCCAAACCCCGACGAATTGAAAGAAGTTAATCATAAAGATTATAATAAGAAAAATAATTGTGTTCAAAACCTTGAATGGGTTAGCAGCTCTCAAAATAAAAAACACGCTTATCTTAAAGAAGAAAATCATGTTTCTAGAGGCAAAAAGGTTAATTAGTATTCTTTAGATGGAGAGTTTTTATAGAGTTATAATTCTCTTCAGGAAGCTGCGGCCGCCGTTGGAGGAAATTTTAGCGCGATATCAAATTGCTGTAATGGGAAAACAAAAAGTTCAAAGGGATTTATTTGGAAATTCAGTGAAGGTTCAACGACTAAGTATAGGCGAAAACCCAGCCTATCAGCGCAGGACTCCCTTAAACGGGATGAAGATATAGTCTAATCTTTACAGTAATGTAAAGCAGCCATTAAGGCGGTTAGTTTGGGAAACTAATGAATGTAAATGGTAACCTTCTATCGTATCGCCGGTTCTGCTGATGTAGAAGCGGCAGTGCAAGCTAACCCCGCGGCAACGCTAAAGGTTGGCGACCCTATGGAACCTGTTCTTTACTTAGATTCTCTAAAAATCAGCACCGTTGAGCAGACTGCTGACAATGTATCTGCTCGTGGCGGCAAGGGTAACCCCGAGTCAAATTGGCTCCTTTGTAGAGTAATCTGCATTGAAAAAGTTTCTTAATTGCGGGGAACTCTTAATTATTGTCCTAAAATTAAGACAATCCGCAGCTAAACTATGTTTTGGAAAGCAAACATAGTAAGTTCAACGGCTATTCCGAAGATGGAAGTAGAATCAAGTGATTCAAAATAGAAACTCGCCTAGTCAGGCGAATGAGATAGCCTAATCTACATAGTGATATGTAGCCCAACGGATGTAAGTTAACGCCTTACATTAAATGATAATGTGATTATTTGGGACTTTTCTAACCAAAAGGCCCCTTTGTTAGGAAACTAACTCAAAAGAAAGCCCGTGAATTGCTGGAAGTTCCTTAGAGCCTTATAAACAACAGCGTGAGTATGAAAAATGGCTGAGCGCGATTGTCAAAAATTATAGGGATTGGATAATCAGCAGCCAAGTTCCGAATAGGAAAAGGTTCAACGACTAGGTTCTCTAAAATCTGTGGAGAGAGCGCGGGCCGCCGTACAGGCGAAGATATAGTCTCATCTCCTGAGAAATCAGGAGGGCTTTAACAGTGAGCCGCAAGGAAATGTTGGTAAAGAAATTACTCTAAATCTACAAGATGCTCTGTTCTCTGCGAAGTCTATGGCCGTTATGTTTGGCGACCAGAACTTTGGTACTGATAGTATCACTGCCAATGGCAAGATTCTTCGTACTTGGAACATCTTTGGTCTATATGATGCCGCGCCTACTACTTTAAAGCATGGCACGAAGGACGTTACAGTGCCCGAATCTGCTGTTTACTACACCGCCACCGGTGAAAAGGAACAAGAGTTCAACAAGGCAACTTCTGCCTTCGTTACCTTTGAAGTTGAAGCCAAGGACGTCATGACCATTAAGATTAATCCGGATACATTTAGCGGAACGTATTATATGACTGGCGATTAACACAGTAGGTAGTCGCCCTACAGCGCGAGTTGTAGTAAAAAAGTTGGTGAATTGCTGGAAACTCCTTAGAGTCTTACAACAACAGCGAAGGGATGAAAAATGCCCAAGCGCGATTGTTAAAAATAGTAAGAATTGGACAATCAGCAGCCAAGCCCCGAACAGGGGAAGGTTCAACGACTAAATACCTCTAAAATCTCTGAGGTTAGCGCCAACCGCTCATTTAAAAATGAGATGAAGATATAGTCTAAACTTTATGGAAACATAAAGAAGTTTGAGAAACGATAATAAAATTGACCTACGCACGTTCCGAAGATACTGGGGAAGATGAGTTAACTAGGAATAGCTCACTTGCGGCGTAAGCCGCTTGCTTAAACGCAATTAAATGCTGGAAATTCCTAAAGCTAACTAAACTACAGCGTAGTTGGACACAACAAGCGCGATAGTTTTAAAAATTAGTTAGATGGTACAATGGAGAACCAGCCGCTATGGAGGATTATAGGAAATTAGATTTGATTATTATAATCTTTCAAAGCTCAACGACTAATCGTAAGATGTAAAGATGAAGTCATCTTGAAAAGTTGCGCCCCTTATCAAAGGGTGAAGATATAGTCTAATCTCATATGAAAGTATGAGCTTTTTAAGGGCACAGAAATAGCGCGCTGTGCCAAATAGGAAATGTCTTCCAAGTTCAGGTCCCCAAAGCCAAGATGCTATCCGAAGTCACCTTAACTATGGAGGCTAAACAAATTGCCTTTGGCCTCTTTAAACTATGTGAATGGCTGGAAGCCGTAGCGTAAAGACGACGGGAATCAGCCGCTAAACAACCAAGTATGGAAATATTTCTAGCTGTTGTCGGGGAAAACGAAAAACAGCAGGCGGGTTCATTTGGAGAGACTTGGTTGAAAGTTCAACGACTATCAAAAGTTCAGAATTAAAAACTGAGCAAGTAGAGTAGGCTCTAGTGAGCCAAAGTGCATAGCTTTCTTAAACAGAAAGAAGATATAGTCTGACACCCATGGAAACATGGGAGAAGGTTCTAACGAAACCTTATAAAACTGATTGGAAGGTGATCCTTCCGTAAACTTGTCAAATGCGGAAGTAAAAGTTGCCTAATTGCTGGAAACTCCTTAGAGCTAAATAAACCACAACGTAGAAAGCAATTTCAAGCGTGAGGGTTTGAAAATTATTTAGATTGGACAATCAGCAGCTAATTTGCCAAGCGGCAAACAGTTCAACGACTAATTTGTAGTGCGAAGTCGCGCGAAACGGCAACTCAGTATAATAGCTGAATGATATAGTCTCACCTTTAGCGAAAGCTAAAGAGAAAGTTTAACGAACTTTCGTAAGAAATAGGTTTGACATGAACATGAAGGTACTCCGGCCCAAGGCTGGCGAGATGGTACGTCTCGTAAAATACGATATATAATAAAACTGCGGCGGAGGTAGGAGAAATCCTATCTCCGCTTTTTGAATTTTTGGAGGTAGATAAATGGACTTATTCTCTTTCAAGGAATTGTATGATGTCTATTTCAAAGCTACTTATTCTATGGAGTTAGGAAACCGGAAAATTGAACCGGGCGAAATTCTCATGAGTTTTGACCGAGTTCAAATTGCATCTTTGCAAGAAGATAAGACTCACGTTGCCGCGCGCGGTGGGTGGGATAATCGTGGGCGAGTGTTCTGGGACACTACCCACGACATACGTTTTCTTTTCAGTGCAGGTGTTTTCTCTAAAACTCAGTGGGCACTTCTTTCTAATTCAAAAGTTGTTGATATTGGAGAAAAAGAGGAACCCATTTACGCAACATTGTAGGAAGAGAAGGAGACAGACGAAAATGGCCAAATTGAGCTGACTCATGTGCCAGTTCGTAGTCTTTTCCTATACAATAAGGAGACAGGAGAGAAATTGCCGTTTACACAAGAGGAAGAAGTTCTAACAACAGAGCTACCCTTCACAAATGTAGTAGCGGCTTATGAATGGGAGCTTCAAGACGGAGCGCGCGTTGTTAAAATTGGCGACCGCTTGCTGAAAGGATTTTTTAGTCTTGAAGCTAAAACGCGAATATAGGATGATAAGACAGGTGAATTTGAGACAGTTCTAATCAGGATTCCGAAAATGAAGCTGATGTCTGATTTATCTATAAAGCTGGGTGATAGCGCAAGTCCAGTTGTGGCTAATTTTGCGACTATCGGCATCCCAGTGGGTTCAAGAGGAAATTCTTGTGTTGCGGAGACGATATTCTTGAACGGCAATATTTAAGATAGTATCAGCATTGGCATCTCGGTGTTAGTGCTGATTTTTTTATGGAGGTAAAAGTGAATGGCTGGTGGTAATATAAATAGAAAAATTACCATTACCGCAGAAGTGGCGGCGTCCTTAAAAGGGATGGATAAGGTCGTTTCAGACTTTTAGCAAAAGCTATCAAGCTTGAAGGTTGACCCCACTTCTACTAAAGCCAAAGGGCTGACAAAGCTTTTTGGTGATTACAAGGCAGCAGTAAAAGACTTTCAAAATTACATTCAAAATGGCTAGGTTGATCCAATCAACGCAAAAGATGCGATTAAATCTGGCGAGTCAGTCATTAAAATTTTTAAGCGCATCCAAGATGAAATTGGAGATATTACCAAGCTGGATATCAATCTTGCTAAAAGGCTATTCCCAGACGAGTTTAGCAAGAATGGCAAAGACGCCGCTAAGGCGATTAAAGAATTTGAGTCTGCATTAAATAAAGCTGGCAATAAGAAAAATGCGCTTTATGAGGCTGGGCAAGATTACGCAAAGTTAATTGAAAAGCGGCGCGAACTTTCTTCAGTAAAAACAAAAGACGATTTTACTTAGGAATTAAATGCCCAAACCGAAGCAACAAAAGCTGCCGCAGAGCAGCTACAAAACCTAATTAAGTTACAAGCAATGGCGCTGGCCGCGGGCGATAGCGATGTTGTTGCGGCAAAGAAGAAACTGTCAAGTGCGAAAGGCGCTCAAACAAAAGCCGATAAGGCAATGGCTACTTCTGGTTTGTCTGTAACTACTCTAAAGAGACAAAAGAAAATTGCAGACGGGGACACTTTTGAATCATATGAAGCTGAAACTGCTCGGTTAAAACGTTTGCAGTCGCGCCAAGTAAATAATAATTAGCTTCAAGAAGCAAAAAGAACACAAGAAAAAATCAATGCTAGAACTTCTAAAGATAATTAGGCGCGACGCTATCTTGAATTAGAGTATAAGCAGAGAAAAGCGGCAGAAGCAGTCGCATAGCGTCAATCTGAATATGACGCTGCGCTAGCGAACGCTCAATCCGCGGCGGCAAAACGAATTGAGAGCGGTGATCGTACTGGTTTAAGCGATTCTGATGTTGGCGCAATTGAAGCTGCCACATAGGCTCTTCAAGACCAAGTTAAAGCTCAAGAAGAATTAAATCAAGCAGTAGAAAATGCTCCGACTAGAAAACAAAAGGAAAGTGCTGAAAGCGCGCAAGATGCAAAAATTGCAAAAGCAAAAGAAAATATTCAGAAGATAAAGGAAGAATTCACCAATCTTTCCAATGATACTGACTTTAACGCGCTTTTTGAAAAGCTTCAAAATCTTGGAATCAGCACTGACAACATTGACAAAAGCAGAGAAGGACTTGAACAGCTAAGACAGCAACTTGCTTCAATGGATAGCGCGACAGTTGAGCGCATCCGGTAGAGGCTAACTGAAATGGGATATAGCGCCGAAGAAGCTGAGAAAGAAATTCTTGGGATCAAAGGCGCACTGTAGCAAGTTGAGTAGCAAAGTGACGAGCTTAAACGAGTTTAGCAAGAAATTGACTCCTTAACGAACCGCATTTCTTCTTTCTTTTCAATCGGTAGTGCCATCAACTTTTTTAAGAGAGCAATCGGTGACGCTTATCAAGCCGTAAAAGAACTTGACGCGGCGATGACGGAAACGGCGGTTGTAACTGATTTCTCTGTCGGTGATATGTGGGAGAAACTTCCTCAATACACTGACATGGCGAATGAGTTGGGAGCGTCTGTATTGGGCGCCTATCAAACTGCCACAAAATATTATCAATAGGGAAATGTTAAAAATTGACTTTTCACGAAATTTTGCTATAATATAATTAGAGTAGTAGAAAATTATTCTACTGAAAAATTGATAATAGCAAGGAGAAGCATGAAAAGAAAAATTTTATATGAAGGTCAAGAGACTAATTATAGTGTTACAGAAGATGGAAAAGTTTTTAATGATAAAACTGGTTGGGAATTAAAGGGAACTTGTGCAAATTTTGATTATCATAGAGTTCAGTTGATAATCAATAAAAAGCCTAAAACTTTTTTAGTTCATCGGCTAGTTGCTGAAGCTTTCATTCCTAATCCGCTTCATTATCCAATAGTAGACCATATTAATGGAGATAAAATGGATAATCGTGTAGAAAATTTACGATGGGCAGATAGTGTTATGAACGCACAAAATCAACGCCGCAAGGCTAGAGAAGTTATAAAAAAAGGAAAAGGCTAATTTGGAATCAGGAAATTGGAAAGAGCTGAAACAAAATAATAATTATTTAATTAATGAATATGGAGATGTCGTAAATAAACAAACTGGTTTTAAATTATCTGGTTCCGATAGAAATGGCTACCGCCGCTTTGATTTACAAGGAAAAAGATATACTGCTCATCTTTTAGTTTACACGAATTTTATTGAAGATATTCCAGAAGGGAAAGTGATAGACCATATAGATGGAAACAAATCTAATAATTATTTTCAGAATTTAAGAGCAGTCTCGCAATCTGTTAATATGGAAAATGCTCATTTGAATGGGCACAAGGGGCAAGTTGGAGTTACTCAATTTTCAAATGATGGCAAGGAATTGCGATATTATAGTTCTACTCAAGAAGCCGCAGATGAAATGCATTTAACTCAGGCTGCTATTAAAAACGCTTCTGTTTATGGAACAAAAAGCGCAGGATTTTATTGGTTAAGAGATGATTCTTTAACTACCAAAGAAGAATTTATCGCTCCAATGCCCGATGGAGCTATCCCATATAAAGGAAGGTCAAAAACTTATATCTGTAACAATAACTTATATAGTAAAATATCCAAGCATATCATCCCTAAATTTGAAGATGATAATGGAATTTATTGCTATCTTAGTCAAATTAATGGCTTTCATAAAAAAGAATATTTATCCCTAAAATCTATTTAATTGCGGGGCAACCTTAGAGCATTAAATACTTGGCCACCGCGGCCAGTTAAAAGTTTAATGATTGGGAGTCCGCAGCGAATTTCTACGGAAACGTTCAACGACTATCCAAGGTCAATCTTGGAGTAGGGGCAAGCGCCTCAAAACAGTAGAACCTTCTATGCTCAGTATTGATAATTTAGGCATGAGTGAGGTAAGATATAGTCTGCTCTTGCCCGAAAGGGTAAGCGGTTATTATGAAATAACGTGTATCGGTTAGCGCCCGATGCAGAACAAAATAGGTTGGATACTAATGCGGCGCTTGCTGCTTCTGTTGAAACAATGAAAATGGCGCGTTAAAAAGCTTAGCGCGTAGTGCCTGAATTGCTGGGACGTCTTTACTTAAAAGATAATCAGCAGCTAAATCAATTTTTGAAAAGTTCAACGACTATCTTGAAAAAGAGTACGCAAAAATGTGGAAGCGGGCACTCCTGTTAAAGAACGGGGTGATATAGTCTGCTCTATATGGTGACATATAGTTAACATAAGGATAGCGTCAATGGATTACGCATCCGCAACCGAGTTATTAACTGCGGCTTAAAACGAAGGGTCGCATAAAAACACCCTAATTGCTGGAATCCCCTAAAGCTCAAATGCTTTTATATTATCTTTAAAATATAAAAGAACGAAAGTAGAAACAAGTTTTGAGATGGCATATGGCGGAAGCCTAAGTGTTAAGAATGGGCAATCAGCAGCCAAGGAGGATAAAATTGAAACCATTTTAGACTCAAGGCTCAACGACTATTACGTAGGTTCAAGTGAACCGAAACGGGTGTAAAAAGATATAGTCTAATCTTTATGGAAACATAAAGCAGTTCATAAGAGAACGTATGTAGCTTAACGAACTACATAGAATGTAAATACTTCGCGGATTCAACATGGAAGTAAATGAAACAAGTGCAGCACGTGTTAATGACGTTTATTCTGAACTTGCGAAAATTACAGCAGCCGACACTGAACAAATCGGTATTGCCATGTCCAAGGTCGCTAGTCTGGCTCATTCTGCTAATATGGAATTTGAGACGACTGCGGCATTTTTGACTCAAATTATTGAAACGACGCAAGAAGCTCCTTCTATTGTTTTTCTTAATAATTGACTCCAAAAAGGTTTCAAAATCATTGAGGTTCCGCTCGAAAATTTTACTTATATATGGACGAAAGTTCAAATTAAGTAGATTTTTTGGAGGAAAAATGAATTACGGATATATTTATTATGTTAGAAATGAAATTAATGGGATGATGTATATTGGAAAAGCAACTGCCCGACAGCTTTTTTATTGGCCAGCTTATAAAGGAAGCGGTATTGAATTATAGAAAGCCTTAAAAGAGTTTGGTAGAGAAAATTTTTCAATACATTATCTTGCCACTGCAAAAAATGGAGAAGAGCTATCTTGGCTAGAAAAATAGTATTTACAACACTATAAAATTCCCAATTAGAACTTTTATAATATAAATTTAGCAACTTCTAGCAGCGAGCAATCAGATTATTATAATAAGAATAATTTACGAGGTGTTAACTTAAAAAATATTATTTGTTACAATTTTGAAGAGAATGTTACGAAAGTATTTAATAACATAACTCAATTTTGTAATAACAATGATTTTTCAAGAGGTTGCATTTTTAATGTTATTTCTGGGTAGAGACTCACTCATAAAAATTGTATGTTTTGGTATGAAGATTATCCTATTTCAAGTGACGCTTTTAACTGGATTTTGAATTATAAAAAAGGTACAAATTATAAAACTAAATATATTAAAATAGAAGAAGTGAAAGAAGAGTTAAATGATTTATACAAGAAAGCGACTAATAAGAGCCAATCTTTTTCTTTTAATGGCTTCTACATAGAGGATGGAAAAGAAGTGGAAGTTCAATGGGAAGAAATTCGCAATAATCATATTTTCTTAATAGAACGAGACGGGAAACAGCCAATTAAAGAGCGAATAATTTCAAACCCTATAATAAGGAAAGAAAAAGATGATAAATTTGAAAAGGTACGAAATACCGAATATATGATTTCTAATGGGAAATTTAATTTATATTTTAATTATGATGAAATTAATATTTTAACAAAAATATATCCAGATATTAATCCAAGATTTTTGAGACAAGCAATTAATAGAAAACAAAAGACTGTTATGGATAAAAAATATTCATTAACGGCCTTGAGGGCATATGATAAGTGATTATCATATGAATCGCACTGAATTGACGGGGAAAAACTTAGAGCTTTTGATACTAAACCGTTCGTAGGAATACGGCGGCGGCGAGAATAACTACCTCGGTATAGTAAAAAATTAAAAGATTGCTTGACCCGCAGCCAGTCTTCTAGAACAGAAGAAGGTTCAACGACTATCAGGATTAGCTCTGTTAGGCACAAGTGTGCTGAAGTGGTGCGCTTCTTTTTACAAAAAGAAGAAGATATAGTCTCATCTCTATGGAAACATAGAGCAGTTCATTATGAACGCATATGAATTAACGATTCATATGGAAGAAAATGGAAACAGCTGGTACATCGCTGAAAACCGTTACTATTCTAGCGGCTTGATTAAACAAGAAAATTTCTTTAAATTGCGGGAATCCCCTTAGAGCTTTTATTACTAAACTAAAATAGTGATATTTTAGTGGCGAGAGTAATGACCTCGGTATGGTAAAAAGATAAAAGATTGGGCAATCCGCAGCTAAAATTCTTTCTATATATTTCTCCTTTATTTTATTTATTAAAGGATTTAAATGGGAGAAAATTAAGAAAGAATGAAGTCCAACGACTATTTAAAGCCGAAAGGTATTAAAGTAAAAATTTTATTTTGAAAAAGAGAAACAGATTAATTCAAATCTGATGATATAGTCTATTCCCCACGGAAACGTGGGGTAGTAAAGATTAGCGCGTTTCAGTGAAGTCAAGAAGCTCTATTCAGAAGGCCAATTGCTTGGTTCTGATGAAGAAGGGCAAGAAATAAATGTAAACAAAATTCAAGAAGCTCTGCGCTCTGTTGGGATTTCCATGAAGGATTTCTTACTTGGCAAAGAGGGTCTTGACCAAGTGTTGTTGAGACTAGCCGAACGTTGGGATACGTTAGATGTTTCAACACAAAGATATTTGCAATAAGTATCTATAACCCATTGAATTGCGGGAAAACCCTTAGAGTTCTTGCTACTAACTATAGATAGTAATATGCTATAGGGAGAGAGTAATGACCTCTGTACAGTAAAAAGGCAAGAAATTGGGTAATCCGCAGCTAAGCAACTTTTTAAAAAGTTGAAAGTTCAACGATTACTTCTTTGAAGGTAGAGACATTATGTCTCCAAGCAGTGGGACGAGTTTGAAAGATAGCTCGGTGATATAGTCTATTCCTTTATGAGAATAAAGGTAGTAAAGATAGCAACTCAAGCGGCTTAACCTATTAACTACGGGTCGCTTTATAAAACTTTTGAATTGCGGGAACTTAACAAATTTTTAGAATACTAAACAGCTCATCACTGTGGCGAAGGGTAATGCCGGAGGTATAGTAAAAAGTTCTAAAAAGTTATAATCCGCAGCTAATCAGCTTTAAAGCTGAAAGTTCAACGACTATCTCGGAAGAGAGTACACAATAGTGGAAGCGGAAGTTATTTTTAAAATAAAGATATAGTCTAACATAAGTAACATACTTATGAGGGTAGTAGATAGCAATCTCGTTTCCTTGCTTTATTATCAGACTATTCTCGCACGCAAGAATTAGTTTCTGCTGCATATAATAGCGCAGGGTCTGCGAATGAGCAGTTTGAAAAAACTCTAGATTCTCTAGAAGCAAAGCTCAATAAACTCTCCAATGCATGGAATGAGTTTACAATGGGCATTGCGCAAAACAGCCTAATTAAGGGCGCAGTAGACGTTTTAACTGGTCTACTGACAATTATTAATAAACTTACTGGCGTTTTTGGACCAACCACTGGCGCCGTTCTTAAAATGGGATTGGCCTTTGTCGCATTGCGCGCAGGCGCTAATTTCTTACCAAAACTCTTTAAAACAATTGCAACTACAATTGTAGATACAGGAAAGTCTGCCGGAGAAGGGTTTGGCCAACGAATTGTTACAGCTTTAACCGGAAAAACACCCGAAGTCTATATGCGCGGATACACCATGGGTCAAGCCGCGAGACAAGGATTTGAAGATGGCGCGAGAGGCGCTACTGTTTCCGCAACTGGGACATCTACGGGAGGAGTTGGTACTGTACCACTTCTTTCGGAAAGAAACGAACAAAATCCAAATGCAGGTGGAACCTCTGTTTTAAGTGGCCTTTCTAAATCTCAAAAAATCGCGGGAGCTGTTGGATTAGCCGGTGCGGGGCTTGGTCTTATAAATCAAACTATTCGCACTTCAGTGGATGAAACCAGTGAATTGGGTGAAGCTCTCTTAATGACGAGTGAAGCCTTGAGTACAACTGCAACAACCGCTTCTTTCGCAGCTGCCGCTTTATCCTTGCTTGGACCTGCGGCGGCCCCCGCTATTGCCCCCATCATGGCAGTTGTTGGAGCAATTGGCGCACTAATTGCTATTGGTAAACTTTTTGATTACTATAGTCCTGAAAAGCAAGCTGAACGAGCAGCGGACTCTTTCAAAAAAGCGCAAGAAGCCTATGATAGTTTTGTTAGTGAAAAATCCAATTATCAAAATAGGTTAAACGAACTTAAAGAATTAACGCGCGGCACTGATGAGTGGAATAATAAACTGCAAGAAGTTAAAGCTTCTGCCGATGCTCTGAGAGAAGAAGGATTTCAAGTCGTAAACGTTAATGGTGTCCCAATGATTGATTTTGGGTCTGGAAAAAATCAAAACAGGGCGCAAGAACTTCAGCAGAATCTAAGCGAAGCTGAATTAGATAGTTTACGAAAAGATATCCGGAACCAGTCTGAGGTAATAAATTCCCAATATTATAGAACATCATCTGAAGATAAAGAATGGCTTTCAAAATATGGCGTTCATAAACTTTATTCAAAGACTGATTATTATAAATATGATGCTAGTGACTCTCAGAAATAGGCACAGATGGCTCAGCTTTTGGGCCAGAGCACGACAAGTAATGCGCTTAAATCATTATTGTCTAAGACAGTTGGAGATTTAACTGCTGAAGATAGCAAAGAGTTTGAAAAGCTTCTTGGTGATCCAGACCAAATCAAGCAATTAGTAGAAGATAGTGGTTTAAAAGACGTTTTTGGCAGCGATGCTGAGAGTTTTCTTAGAAGTTATTTGTACCAAATGGAAAATTTGGGAAAGCTAACCTGGGAAGAAATCTATAAGTAGGCGGATATAGACAAGCAAGCTAAGTATGGCAGTAACACTCGCTCTGCAAAAAAACAAAAATTTCTCAGCACGATGTCCGATAAAGGCTACTCCGCAGGAGAAGCCCAATTAGCCTTAAATCAATACACTGATTTCGCTTCCTATGCTCCTGAAATTGGAGATGCTTTCTTAGATGCTTATACTGCTGTTCTTGAAGATACTTCTCTTACTAAAGAACAAAAGCAACAGTTATTTGATAAATTAACTGGCTTAGACATTACTGACCCAAATCAAGTTAAAAATCTCCGCTCTGAAATTGAGGGGATTGCTCCTGCGGCAGGCGATGTAATTAGTGCTTTTGGGTCTTTGGCTAGCATTGCAACCCAGCTCGGTATTGCACAAAAGCGGGCTTTTGACTTTGAGGGTGCAAAAAACAATGCGCGTGATGCAAGAGAAGCAGTTAAAGATGCGATAGAGTCTGGCACAAATGCTTTTTCCACAGAAGATTATCAAAAAATTGCGAACGCTATTGGTGGAACGGCCGAAGGCGACCAATATTTGAAAGAGCGTTTTGCTCAAACAGAAAGCGGTTCTTATGGTTTCATTGGTGAAGTTCAAGATTTGTATGATTATGTTGCGGAAGTAACTAACAAATCTTATCAACAGAATCTGGAAACTTTGAAGCAACAAGCAGCAGTTGAAGAAGCAGCTAATGCTAGATATAGGGAATTTCAGAAAGGAGAACAAAGCGAGAAGTACTCAACGGAAGGCTTAACCTCTGCTTGGGAAAGACTAACCGATGATGCTGCGCGCCAGAATTGGCTGAAAGAATAGGCAAAAGATTTTGGAATCACAGAAGATGCTCTTCCCCTTCTTTTTGGAACAACTAGTTTTAGCAATCTAACTGGCGACTCTCTTTCCTCTGCTTTCCAGAGTTTTATATCCCTGTTAACTGTTGGTCAATACGGCGCGCAATTAGAGACTGCAACTTCGCGCGATATGGTTTCTCAAACCCCGCAAGCATTATTGTCTCAAACGCCAGACACAGCCAACCAAGAAGATGTCGCGCGCAGGTCTGCAACCTTAAAAGCACAAGTCTATCAAGACGAAAATGCTCAAAATGTTCTGAAAGCTTGGAATGAAGAAGCAAGTAAAACCACAGATGTTATGTTGGGTCTATCCCGTGAAACGGGAGATACTGTGGAGCATTTTGGTAAATTTAGCACCGCTCTTAAAAATAACATTGACATCTTAAAGAAAGGCGACAAAGAAAGCAGCGATTACAAGAAAGCGTTAGGTGAAGTGTCTAAAGAAGCCAAACAAGTTTTCAAAGGAATTGACGATGATTTCATTCAAGATAATCTAGCTGACTTTGAAGAATTGGCAGGTGGTAGTGAAGACGCTCTGGCGCGCATTAGGCAAAACCTTCTTAAAAAATTACAACCCGCTTTAGAACAAACCGAGAATACTTCCAAAGCATTTCAGGCAATATTAGATAGAAGCGCAACTGATAAAGAGTTCCAAATCACCGGCCACATGGATGTTTCGGATATCTTTAATAGCGTCAACGCTTCTGAGGAAGAACTTCAAAAGCTAAAAGCCGGCATGAACGCTTTGGGCTTTGACCTAACCTGGGTTCAAACGGGGTGGAAAACCGAAAATGGCGTGCAGCTTCCTATCTATTCAGCCCACGTTTCCAATTCTGCTGGAATGGGCGCGCGCAACGCGTCTTCCGGTGGCGGAGGCGGCGGAGGCGGTGGAGGTGGAGATAAGAAGGATGTCTGGGATAATCCTTACGACATTCTTTACAACCTCACCGAAAAAATCAACGAAGCTCTGCGCGACCGTGAAAAGTTAGAGAAAACTTACGATCGTTTGTTAGAGGATCGCAATGCTTCTTTTTCAGACCTAATCAAAAACACGCTTTCAACCATTGCTAATTTGGAGAAGGAAATCAACTTCCAAACTCGTTTACAGCAAGGCCGCCGCGAACAAATTGAAAAAATTGGGCGCGAAACTTACCGTAACAGTGATGGCATTGAAAAACGTTATGAAGATTTGGGCGTCATGGACTATGCTCGTTATGACTTTGATACCCAAACCATCACAATTGATTGGGAAGGTCTTGAGCAAATCACTGATACTGAGAAAGGTCAAGCGGTTGAAGATTACATTGGCCGCCTAGAAGAACTCGTTGAACAATATGAGGAAACGCAAGATACTCTTTCCGATATGGAAGATGAACTGCGTGAAATCAAAGAGCGCGGCAAGTCTGAATATTTGGATTTTGAGCAAAAAGTTTATGACGCAATTGTTGCGCGCCAGCAGCTTTTAATTGATGATTTTAGCGACCTTGCTTCAACCATCAGTGACACAAATTCTAAAATTCTAGATGACCTTTCTCATTCCATTGAACTCCAGCGACAAATTCGGGATAACACCAAAACCGAGCAAGATCTTCAAGACAAAGAAGCTCGCTTATCTTATCTACAACGTGATACGTCTGGCGCCAATCAGACTGAAATTCTCCAGCTTCAAAAAGAGTTGGAAGAAGCTCGCCAAAACTATCAAGACACCTTAATTGACCAAGAACTTGACCGGTTAAATGAAGTCAATGATGTAGCTAACGATCAGCGTGAACGTCAAATTGAGATTATGCAAGCTCAACTTGACTGGGCCGCAAAAAACGGCGAATTTTGGGAAGAAACTTACACCTTAATTCAAGGCGCTTTCAACGAAGATGGTACTTTTAATAACAATTCTGCTTTGGTAGAACTATTGAAGGGAACTGATGCTTTTAAGGGTATGAGTGAGTTCGGTCAAATGAACTGGATTGCGGAACTCATTAAAGAGTACAATCAAGCGCAACTTGGCTTCTCTGATTGGATGGTTGATCGCGAATCTAAGGAAGGCAATACTCTTCAAACTAATGCAGGTGAATTAACCTACACCAATGGCAAATGGCAAGATGCCAATGGCGGAATTTATGCTCTTTCCTATGACCCCAAAACAAAGAGTTGGGTTGCTAAAAAAGCAGATACTAGCGAAGGCCGCCCCGAAATTAAGGATAAAGTTGTTAGCAATGATAGCGGTTCTAGCGGAAGTGGCGGAGGCGGTGGAGGTTCTGATTCTAATCCCAATGATTCTGGTTCCTATTGGACTCAATATAGGGGATCAGCAAATGGTCCAGTTGCAGTTGGAAGAATCAAAGCTCCCAATGCTCAAATTGCCAGAAAACTTGAATAGCAATCTTACCAGTAGGCTTTACTTGATAGTGAAGCAATTCGCAAAAGCCGCGGTGGCCGTAAATTAGAAGGCGACAAATCCAACATGAAATTCGCTTCTGGCGGCTTGACCTCTAAAACTGGTCCGGCTTGGCTAGATGGAACTCTCTCCAGACCAGAATATGTATTAAATCCCATTCAAACTGAAGCTTTCTTAAAACTAACAAAAGTTCTTCCCTCTCTACTGTCTGGCGATGTATCTACAAAGACAATGATGGGCGGTGACAATTATTATGATGTGAACTTTGTTGTAGATTCCATTGGAAGCGATTATGATGTTGATAAACTTTGGAACCGTTTCAAAGAGAAAATTTACGAAGACAGTGCCTATCGTAATGTTCACACCATTAATCGGTTGCGTTAATACTTATAAGAGAGACGAGTAAAAGGAGGAAAAGGAATGAAAACCGATTTGCAGGGCGACTACATTGGGTTCTCTTTTGGTGGGGTTCATTCTTCTTCTCTCGGAATCGTCCGTGTAAGCGATGGGAACAGGTATACTCAAAACCTGTTCCCGTCCTTCTCGGACTCTACTTCAAACGTTCCGGGTGGAGATGAAACTTACTATTTTGGAACTACGTATTCGCAAAGGACAATTAGTTTCCCAATTGCTTTTGATTGTGTTGAAGAAAAAGAAGTTCGCGCCATGCAGTAGCTATTCGCGCCAGATGGGTCTTTAAAAGAACTCTGGTTTGATGAGCTGCCCTTTAAGGCGTGGACGGCAAAAATTATTGGCACTCCATATTTGAAATTTTTGCCTTTTGATGAAACTTACCGCTTCTGGGATAGTGTTTAGAATAAAATGGTTTATGAAAAGAAACGAGTGTTTAAGGGAGAAGGGGAACTGAGTTTTTCTATTTACTACCCCTTTGCGCACAGCCGTTTCAAATATTTAGATGAGGCCAGTTCAGAAGAAATTTATAATTTAGCTGAATGGCAGCCTTCTATCAATTTAAAAGCAACAAAAGGTAGTTATGACGCGCCCGGTGCTACCACACAAGTTTATAATCCAGGTGATTTGCCTACTGATTACAAACTTTTTTATAGCCGCGCGCAGTTTCAGAACTTAACCAAGTTAAGCTTACAAGTTAGCGGCAATGAACAAATGTTGGGAGTTTTAAATTTTAGTTCTGACAAAGTTCTAAATGAAACTGACACCTACATTTGTGTCAATTCTAAAACTAACTTAATTGAGGGCTATGATGCTTCTTTTGAACAAACTGGCACTCTTTATAATCGCTATATAACCAGCGGCGATTTTTTCAAAATCCCAACCAATGCTTCAATTGGAGGAGGAGAAATTCAACTCGTATCAACAGGCGCGCAAAGCGCAAAGATAGAGTATGATTATCTCTATTTCTAAGGAGTAAAAATGAGAAAAGATAAATACGAAATTAGCGTTTGGGAAGATGTCGTGGTCGCGGCCACTGATAAAGTTCCAGCGCATTTTGAGGAAGAAAAAATTGGTATTATCGGTTCCAATACAATGACTTCTCAAAATCGCGCCATTCAGCCATGCTTAGTGAATAATGTTAATGGAACTTCAACTCTTACCTTTAAGCTATATTATGAGTATATTGATAGCCGGACAGGTGAAAGGGTAAAAAATCCTTGGGTCGGGCTTCTAGTTAATGAAAGAAAAATTAAGGTGCTTTGGAAAAGTAAATGGTATGATATGTTTGTAAAGAGTTGTGTTGAAAACTCTGGTGACCATACCATTTCTTACACTTGCAAAGATGCCTTTATAAATGAGCTTTCTAAGAATGGTTTTAATTTGGAGTTTGACAATGAACTTCAAAATAACACCGGAACTATTAACGAATTGGCTGACCGCATTTTAGAGGGTACTGATTGGAAACGTGGGCCAGATACAATTTTAGACCAAAAAATTGAAGAACCGGTTTATGAAGTAAAAGTGGCTTCCACTTTCTCTACAGATAGCGGCACTTCCATTCCCACCGATTCTGCAATTTTGGTTTACTATTCAGTGGTAGTAGGCAGAGAAGATTATTGCCAATTTTGGTTTGGAGAGCCGCCTTATAAAACAGAAACTAATAAGTAGTTAGTTTTAAATGGCGAGTGCTTTGCAGTTAGCGATGTCAAGTGGGAGGAAACTATCCGCACCGTAAATTCAGTCCAAAAAACTTACTTACAAGCTAAAAAAGGCACGACTCTTCTTTTTGAAATTGACAAAGACGCTAATGTTTCGGCTAGATATCGCGCAAATCGCTTAGTACGAAAGCAAAAAACGTTAATAGATTCAAAGCTGGGCCGCACAGTCAATGTTTTTACCAAAGATGGCAAAACCTACTGGGGCTATACTCAAACTGAATTTAAAGACCCAACTTACGTTAATAACCTAGTTGTTAATAACGAGAATTTTGCTTCTTTAACTGGATGGAGTGGCGGAGAGCTTCAATTTAAACTTTATCCGGATTGGACAAAAGAAACCTCCTTATCTCAATCTTATATTGCTACTTCTCATTTACGGTTTGCAAGTAATACAAATTACTTGAACAGAGGAGTCAAAAATTCTTCTTCCTTCATTCCCGAGGGTTTCCAAGCAGGAGATAAATGGGTTTTCCGTTATCGTGCGCGGGCATCCACCGCAGATGGTTTATCTCCAACTGGAGATTATTTGACGTCGGGCGCCATTGCGGCCTTCGTTGGAAAATATAGTTGGACAAAAACTACAATAGACGGGATTGAAGTTTATACATACACCCCAGATGGGAGCAATTACTTTGCGATTAACGGTTCTCAGTCTATTCAAGATAACTGGATTGAGCAAGAATATGTTTGTTAGAAAGCAATAACTCGTTCTGAAATTATTCGTGAAGTTAATTTTGGATTGCTTTTAAGCCAAGCAAGCGGAGCACCGATTTGGATTGAAAGTTTTCAATTCTTCCCCTATATTTTAGGTAATAAGTATGAAGCGCAAGAAAATCTAACAAGCTTTGATAGCGCATTAACTTATTATGAGAATATTGGCGGTGTTTACATTGAAACAGAAGATTTAACTCCAAAAGCTTCCAAAACTTATTATCTTCTTTCCACATCGCGCATTAACCCCGGTGAAATGGATATGATGTCCATTGGGGAAGTTTATTATAAATATTATGACCCCGCGCAAAACTATAACAGTGCCGATGACATTATTTACTCCTATAATGGAACGCAAAAGCAACCTGATTATGAGCCTTATTATGGGACGTCTGAAAATACATATGAAAAGATTCGTACCATTACAGGGAAAGAATCTAACCGATTTAATCTAATTCAAAACCTTTGTGAAACTTTTGAATGTTGGGCTATTTTTAACACAGAGCACGACCAAGATACTGGTCGTATTTTGTACGATGAGAATGGTTGTCCAAAAAAGACAATTACCTTTAAAGAGGAAATTGGTGAGCGGACTGGGGTTGGCTTTGTCTATGGTATTGACTTAAAAACTATTCAGCGTACTATAAATAGCGATCAAATAGTTTCTAAAACGATTGTAAAACCAAATTCCAACGAGTTTGCGCAAGATGGTTTTGCGACAATCGCGCGGGCGCATAATAACTATTGCCGAGAATCGTTTGTTTTGGACTTTGGATATTACATTTCTTAGGGTTTACTTTCTTCTGGACAGTTAACCAAAGATTTGTATATGACAACCCCCGACGCAATTGGATATTATTATTACTTAAACCGTTGGAATACAAAGTATGATGAAAATGCAGAACGAATTGCGGCGAAAGAAACGGAACTAACTAAACAAGAAGGATTTTTAACAACTTACTCTAATTACAGAGATAGCGCGCAAGACCAGCTTAATTAGTTAGAAGCTGATATGATGGCCTTATCTAATACCGCAACGGTTGCCGCAGCGCTGGAATATGCGAAGGAAAATCCTGACTATCAACGGCTACAAAGTTTAGTTAAAACTCGTTTTGATGTTCTTCAAAATGTTGAAAGTTTTAAGGCAATGGCCGAAAAATTAGATGAGAGTGTTAAAAACTTAAAGGCCCAATTAGAAAAATGGAAGAAAGAACAGGACGAACTGAAAGAAAAAATTGTCGCTAAGCATAAAGAATTTTGGAACAAGTATTCTTCATACATTCAAGAAGGTGTATGGTCTAGTGAAGATTATGTAGATGATGAACTCTATTACTTAGATGCTTGTTCTATTGCCTACACATCCGCACGGCCGCAAATTTCTTATGATATTTAGGTTTTACGTTTAAGCGCTCTTCCAGAATTTAGAGCAAAAGTTTTCCATTTAGGCGACATTTGCTTCGTTCAGGATACCGGTTTCTTTGGTTTTCAAACGATTGATGGCGTAAAAACGCCCTACAAAGAAGAAGTTTTCATTGCTGAAATTACATCTTACTTTGATAGCCCATAGAACGACAGCTTTAAGGTTCAAAATTACAAAACTCAGTTTGAAGATTTGTTCCAACGCATTACTGCCACCACTCAAAGCCTACAATATGCTTCTGGTAGTTATGCTAAAGCGGCGGCTATCGTAAATTCTGACGGCACTCTCAAATACGAAACATTGTAGACAGCTTTCGCGCGCAATGAAAATATCATTTAGGCCGCGCAGAATGAAACTGTAATCCAAGATGCAACTGGCATTACCCTCATCAATCAGAACAACCCCAATGAAATGGTAAAAATTTGTTCAATGGGCATTTTGCTATCAATTGATGGCGGCATCACTTGGAGAACTGGTGTGCGCGGTACTGGTATTTCAACCGAGAATTTAACCGCAGGCAACATCAACGCAGATAATATTACCATTTTAAATGGCGGGATGCCGCAATATAGATGGGATGCCAATGGTATTACTGCTTATTGGCTACAAAATGGAAATCTTTGGCTTAATAAATTCATTCGTCATGACCAGTTTGGTCTATATGGTGTTTCCAATTTTGAAGCTAAAGAAGATTAGCCCAATATTATTTTTACCAGCGAAGATTCAATTTGGAATAATGATGCGACTCGTTTTGCTTTGACTTGGAAAGGCTTTTTGCTAAAGAACAGTCTTGGTAATGGCTCCATTGAAATTAATTCTGAAAAAAATCAAATTCTTGCAAAACAAAAAAATGATAGCGGCGCGCTAACTAATCGTGTTATTTTAGGAAAGTTAGATGAGGCTGGAAATTACTATGGTCTTCAAATTCGCAATAGCGATGGCGCGATTGCAATGGAAACCGGCAGCGATGGTAATCTCTGGTTAAAAAATGCTTTAAAAATTGGAGATGGCTCTACTGACTCCAAAGTTGCAATCGGCAATCTTGGTACTGTTGCAGGCGATGTGAATGGAAACCGCGTTTTTGTCGCTGGTGGAAGCAATGAATCTCCTAACTTCATTGTTTACGAAAACGGTAAAATTGTTGCGCAAAATGCAGAGATTCATGGCGAAATTTATGCGACCGGCGGGCAGATTGGCGGCTTAACAATTGAGACTCTTCCTGACACTCTTGGCATTCGTATTGTAGCAGAGAAAGGTGAAACATTCAAAAAGAATGAAGAATCCGTTGAACCAAACGAACTAACCTTCCATATTAAAACCTCTATAGAAGGTGCGTCAACTCCAACTTGGTATTTAGGTTCAACTCCTGAATTTTCTAGTACAGGTACGACAGGTGAGACTTTCTCAATTTCTTTTGCAACAGCCGCGACGTTATTCCAAAATGGCCTGTGCTATTTGAAGGCAGAAGTTAGTGCAAATGGCAAGACCTATTCAGACACCATATCGCTTAAAATGGTTGAGAATGGTGAACCTGGTCAGGCTGGTGCAAGTGCTTATGTTCACATCCGTTATAGTGCTAACGCTGATGGTTCTAATTTTACTCCTTCTCCCACTCAAGAAACTAAATATATTGGCGTTTATAGTGGAAATAGTGTAACGGCACCAGCGGCAAAAGAAGATTATGAGTGGACTGAAATTAAAGGCGCAGATGGGAAACCGGGTGAAAACGCGCCCGCAGTAAAAGCTCAGTACAGTACCGATTCTACAAGCTGGCACGACATTTTTCAAAACGGAGATAAGTGGGCGCGCTTCTCCTATGATGATGGCGCAACATGGACTGATCCAATTCGCATTGCGGGTGAACAAGGTGAAGTTGGTCAAGACGCCAATCAATTTATGGTGATTACAGGACAAGAAGAAATTTTGAAGTTCTCTTCTTCGGTTAGTGATAATGGAGAAATTACTTATAAGTTTTCTCCTTCTGTCCTTACTATCCAGTTGCGCGATGGCCGTGTTTCTTCAAAGTATGAAGAAGCTGATTTTGATGATGAAAATCCCGCGTTTTTGCCAGGCATTGTTTATTATATTAAAGATGGCGACACTTATATTCCCGTTTCTGGGTCTGCAAGTTATGACCCCTCGCAAACTTATTACATTAAAACGCCTGAATCTTATTTCTTAACAGATTAGTACGATATAGATTTGTCATATGGCGCGACCTCTATCGTAGACGCTCTTGGCGATAAAACATGGGATTATATTAATTGTAATCCAGATGATGAAACGTCCACAATTCAAAAGGGTGAAGGAACAGTTTACTACTTCCATATTGGTAAATTGTACAGAGATGTATTGGCGGCCAGTGTTTCTTCTTATTTAGCACTCCGGAGTTTTATTAATGCACTAAATAGTGCGGATAGCTGTGCAATTAAAATTGCAGCTGACCTTACTACAGATGGAAAATATTAGGAATGTCTAAAATGGATAAGCGTTAAGACGGGTCTAAATGATGACATGGCGCGGCTATCATTAGAAGCTGATGGGTTGTTTGCTGCCATTCAAAAGGCAGGATTCCAATTTACTGCCAACGGTCTAACCATTACAAATGGTGACTTCAACATCCGCCATACCGATGAATTGGGCAATGTGACAACGAGCCTTTCTTACTCTAACTTAGATGGAACGCTTCAGATTTCTGGTAGTTTAATTTCTGGCGGCACTCTATCTGGTGTTAATGGCGATTTTTCTGGTAAAATTACATCGTCTGAGGGTACTATTGGTGGTTTTGAGATTACTGATAATTCAATTGTCTCAAAGGATAAAAATCTTCGTTTAATTTCCAATTCTGAAACGGGCGAAAGTCGCATTGAAGTCAAAAACATTGCGCTAGGTGAAGGTGCAACAGTTGAAGATATGATTCGGCTTGGCGATCTCTATCTTTATAATCCAGCAAAACACGGCGGCGATGCTATTGTCGCTTATGGAACTAATGCAGAAGGAGTCAAGTAGCCGAACTTTATTGTCTCTCAAAATGGTGTTATTACCGTTCAAAATGAGTGCGTAATGTAGAGTGAACCAATTCCAGGCACTACCCCAACCCAATATTATTGGCGGCTGTCCAAGGATATGGCACAATTCCGCAATGCCTACTTTAATGGTAATATTGAAGCCTCTACCATAAATGCAACAACTATTATTACTCAGGTCTTTAAGGCACTAAAAACCTAGGCAATGGGCGGTTCCTTTATTTTCCGTCCGTCCACCAGAGAAATTTCAATCTCTGGCCAAGGGAATAACGTCTATGAAATTACTATCAATGACGATGATTTCCGGAAAATTGCTTATCCAGAAAAGGGTGAAGCCATTTTGCTTCAAATAACTTCAGGCGGCACAACGCAGAAAGTTAAAGGTTATGTGACCGAAGATCCAGCTCAAGTTGGCGGACAGGTGCATACTATTAAAGTAAAAATGGACAGCGGACTGGCATCTACTGCCGCCGATGCTATAGATACAATGATTTATTTAGGAGGCTCTTCTAAGAACAATATCATTGGTGTTAATAGTGAAGATGCAACTGGCGGTGTCGGCAGTTTCTTAGCAACGCGCGCCTTGTCAATGAGTTAGCTTTCCTATGATTTAGAAAATAATTAGTGGAATACGGTTAAAAGATTGATTTTGGGCGACCTCGGCGCATCTTCTGGCGAAATTCCCGCATTAGCAGGCATGGGGTATGGCTTATACGCTGATAATGTTTATCTAAATGGTCGGTTAATTACTTCTGGCGACAATAATGATATTTCCGCAGGTTTTGACAGTAAAAGCAATATTCCACTTTATCAAAAGGAAGATGACCACCCAGAAGATCGTATCATTATGTGGGCTGGCGCGCAAGGACTAACAGACTTAGCCATTCAGCAATCTCCCTTTATTGTAACTCGTGAAGGTTACATTTACGCTACCAAGGGAACTTTCGCTAATGGTATTATTGTTAATTCTACAATTGAAGGTGCGAAGATTAGTTCTGCCATAATTGATGGTGCAGGTAAGCAGGGAGAACCTTCCTTAATCATTTATGACACCGCAGAAAAAGCAAATGGCGTATAGTTTAGAGAGTGGATTCATAAGGGTGATTATCGTCAATTTACTGGGACAACCTTCTCTTCTGGCACCATTTACTATGAGTATGATGAAGTAGATGGCGTTTACCGAGAAACAACCGATACTGCACCATCTCCCGGAACTGTTTACTACTATTTAGTGCCCGATAGCGAAAAATATAAGAATACGCTGGCAATTGCATCTAGCGGTCTTTACGAAGAATCTTATTCTTCAACTAGAGAACCTTTTATCAAACTTCTCCAAAATGCAAGCGGAGGGGTTCAGTTTACTGGCAAGGTTTTCAAAACTACTGATGACGAAGGGCACTTAAAGATAGAGCAAAAAACATTGTCTTTTGAAACTAGTGAAAGCGAAACTGGCGCGACTATTGTTTTTAGCAAAGACTAGCTGGCCTTCTATGAAAAGCTCTTAATTGAAAAAGATTTAATTCATGGAAAAGCATCGCAAACTTGGTTTGATAGAGATGTGCGTTTTGGTACGCAAGACGATGTTAGACTTGAATATGTGAAAGATGAAGAAGAAGGTTATTCTCTCTTTGTTTATTAAGGAGGTAAAAGGCGAAAATGGCGTGGCAACACACTATTAATACTGTAAGCCGTTCAACATTACAAAATGCGGTAGCTTACAAAACAACAGTCGCGCAAACCTTCTCAAAGCAATCCTCAACGGGGGCAGTCTATCCGACTGCCTCCGCGGCTGAGACTGCGGCGAAAAATGCGGCGCAAGCTGCGGCTAAAAGCGCGGCGCAAGGTTACACACTAACTAGGGACGAAATTTTAACCAGAATGGCGGGTTATGTTTACAATTATTCTGGTGGAGAAACAAGCGTTCTTAGCTCTTCAAACAATAAAATTGGAAATGAATTTGAAACCGGAACTTCTATTAGTGTTGGAACTCCAACTGCTTAGAGTTCTTACGATAGTTCAACTGGCAAATATAGCGGGACAGGTGATTGCACTTCCCGACGTTGGATTGGCAGTGAAAGAACATCATTCGCGCAATTGCTAAGGTTTGAGTTAAATCCTTCTTTATTTGATAATGGTTCATTGACTCTAACTTTTAGTGGAAACGGTACATTTTCTTGTTATTGTGCTGTTGGCGCAACCTCGTTTGTAAATGATTACACAAATTATTCCAATGCAATTTTTAGCGGTACAGCTGGAACTATTACTGTGGCACTTTCTTCTTTGAAAAATGCCATTCGGAACCAAGGAGAGACAGCAGTTAATTTTGTCATTGGGTTTACAAATGTAAAAGCGGAAGGGAACTTGGTTCTTGAAAGTGCTTCGTTATCATTTGACTATTCTTATACTGTACCCACCGCCCCTACTTATTTAAGCGTCAGCTAGTCTATTCAAAAGCCCGGTGCATCTGTTCAAATTTCTTGGAGCGGAGCGTCTGCGGGCATTAATGTCCCTATTCAAAAATATAGGGTGTTTTATGAAGTAGGGAAAGAGCCGACAGAAGAAAGTTCTTATAAAGAATCAATTAGTTCGCCTTTAAGTTTTGATGTAACAAGTGATGTAGCGCGCGGAGCAATTTTTTATTTCAAAGTGCAATCAATTGGGGCTGTTAATGGTTATAATTCTCCCATTGGAGAAGCGACAATTTCTTTTTCTGTGAACCGTCTGCCGATTGTCTCCATTTCAAATTTTAAAGATAAAGTTCCTTCTACTGGCGGCACCCCTTCTGCGCAAATTTCTGGGGCAGACGAAGATGGACAAAATTTAACATTCTTCTATGCGATTGGTAGTGGGGAAAAAACCGCTATATCTGGCACAACTTGGACTGGTGCATCAATTACTTCTCAAACAACCTATAAGTTTTGGGCTTTTGATGGATTGGAATACTCCACTCCGGTTGAAAAGACAATTAGCGTTAATGTGAAGCCGACTTTTTCAACTGAAACAAAAATTAGCGGCGCCGCCTACGAATCAGAATTGAACGCAACTTCCTATTCTTACGTTCCGATTCCAACTTTAACATTTGCGCCCAGTAGCGGCAAAACCGCAGAAGAGATATCCTATGAAATTCTCTATAGCGATGGAATTGGTAGCGCGCCAAATGAAGATAACATTCTCACTTTGAACGGGGCGACTGTTTCATTGGGAGAAGCACTTGGCCCCGGCGATAACGGACGGCAATACAAGGGAAGAATACGTTACTATGATGGCATTGAATGGAGCGACTGGTCTGTTTCCTCTATTTATTGTCTGGCGCCATTCCCCAAAATTAAGAAGATTTATAATGGCCATGACTTAAAAACAATTGAAGGTACGACTGAAAATAATTTCTATCGTAATTTTTCTATCTCCTATACAAGAGATACAGCTTTTAGCGGTTCGCAAACTGCACCGGGCGCGTCTTTACAGTGGGGGAAGGCTGAAAGCGTTAAAGGCGTGTTGATTTCAATTGGCGAAGCGGGAACTGATTCTACTCCTTATATAAATGGCATTTATGACGCAAAACTTCCTGAAGAATATGCGCAACAAATTAATTTTCAAATGACTGCCGCGTGGGGAACAAGAACAAAGAGCGAAACTGCTACTTTAGTACGCTGTCAGAATTTGAGCACTGGAAGCGAAATTAAAGCATTACAAGGTGCCATTATTAAACCTTATTCTAAAACTACACTGGATGCAATTATTCTCCCATTTTATGCCTATGGAGATTTTGTTAATGGAAACCAAACTTTAAATTTAGGGAAAACTCCGCTATCTGCTGTGATTCAAATTGGCGAAAGTGAATCTTATGAGCTGCCGCTAATTTCTCATGAAGTCAGTAGTGATTCAAATTTGATTTCAACTTGGAGTTTGACAAATCTAGCAGAGAAAATTTCTAACAGCGCTTCTATTTCAGCTACTTTCTTTGCAACGTTTAAAACCCTTTTTGAAGAATCTTTTACTGTTTCACAATCCATTATTTTAGACTTTACTGAGCTAACGCAATTAACAGCATCTCCCATTGCAATTAGAATTGCAGATGGGACTGCGGCCTTGGTTCAAAATTCCAAACTTTACGAAGGTGAAGTTTTAACTTTCCCATATTCAATCACTGGGCCAAACATTCAAATTGTGCGAGTAAATCTTCAATACAGGGAGAAAAAAGCTACTGAACAATGGGATGGAAAGGAATGGAGCACGTTATCTTTTGCTGATAAAGATATTGTTACTAAAAATGGAACGGTCAATGATACTATTTCCTATACAATAAAAGAGCAGTTTGAAGATAGAGATTGCCAATTTAGGTTTAGTGTAGTCGGCAGAGATACTGCCTTAACAAATAATGTACTGGTCGGAGATACTTATTAGTTGCGGCGCGCGACAGCTGGACAAGTTCAAATTACCTATCCATCATACGGGCCATCAACTACTGATTCTTCTCAAAATAGCTGGAAGATGACTTCTTAGTTCTCTGACTATGGCGGTGCTGGAATGTCAACTTATGAAGATTTTAATAGTGGAGAAGTTAAACTACAGCTTCAATATTAGGAAGGTAATGAAATTAAGAATTTGCTTTCAACCCCGTTATTATTATCTTGTAGCACGAATGACTTTGCGAGTTTTCCGCTAGAAGTGATCGCTAACTTCCCTGAAGGCAAAACTTCCCTTTTCGTCCGGCTGGCTGTGCTTTCAGCATCTCCCTATGCATTAATTGGAACTTAGCAGCCAATTTCTGCGACGGGCGCGACTTCATTAGAGAAGGTCTTTTATTCTAACTGGATTTCCATTTACAACATTGTTCCTCTCCTTAGATACGGAAAAAACCGGTTAGGAATCAATGTCGTTGATTTCTCAGAAAATGCCTCAGTTGCCACGCATCTTCTTGAAATTGCTAAAAATAATACAAAAGATACAATTGCCGCAATTGGTGAAGCTGTGTATTTGGATAATTTCATAATTGACGGTGGCGCTTGGTAAAAATTTGTATTTTCCTTAAAATTATGATATACTTATTTTATAAAGGAGTTAAAAGGAGGAATTAAAGATGACCTTATCTAATGTTGATGCGTTTTTCAATGTTTACGAAAAATTAAAAACCGTTAAGATGCCTATTAGGATTGCTTATAAGTTCGCTAAAATTGCGTCCCAGTACAGAGATGATTATCGCTTTTACCAAGAGCAAATGGCTGTCATTTTAAACGAGTTTGTAGAAAAAGATGAAAATGGACAGCCTGTAAAAAGTGGTGAAGGCTTTGCTTTGAAAAAGGACTCAATGGAACAATTCTCTAATCGGGTACAGGTTCTTGCTTCTCAAAAAATTGATGATCCGATCTCTCAATTAACTTTGGAAGATCTTGATGGGTGGGGTGAAGTTACTCCCTCTGAATTGGAATCTTTAATTCCTTTCACAACTGAATTCAATGGCTGATAAAATAAATCGTTTCCAGATTCGTCGTGGATAGAGCGCGCCAACTGCGACAGATCTCTTAAATTATGAGATGGGAATTGCTAAAGATAATGAAACTCTTTATTATCGCGGCAACGAGGATAAAGTCTTTGAAGTGGCGCGCTGGTCAAAAGATGAATCTGATGAAAATGGCATTTCAGCAATTACTGATGCTGATATATTTTTTATAGTTTCTATTTAATGAAAACGCCTAGGCATAATTTGTCTAGGCGTTTTTTTTATGTACTTTCTGTGAACTTTGTGAATTATTATGGAACCTATAATTTTTTGTAATAGAAGCTTCTTACAATCTTCACTTTTATATAGAGGAAATGAATAGGAGGTATAATGAGTGGCAAATAACTTTAATTTTAACGGCGCGCCGTCCTCTAGTCAATTCTAGTTCCCACAGCCGCAAGGCAGCTTTTATGTTTTAAACAATTCAATGGAAATTTCAAATGTGCCGGCAGGCCAAGCTATGACAGCGGCACTTTGTCCAAGCGAGAATTTATTGTATCTAAAGTGTATCCAAAATGGATAGCCTTCTTTATTAGTTTTTCAAACAGCTCCCTACAATCCTCCAAAACCAGGAGAAGTAAGTCAAGAAGTGCTGGAAGCTTTAAAGAAGTTAAATGAACGAATTGATAAACTTGAAAAGAAAAAGGAGGGTTCGTTAAATGACCTCATCTAATAATCCGATGGCTATGCTTATGAATATGATGCGCCATCAAATGCCCCAGATGTAGAGCGTTCAATCTCAAAATTAGCCGATTGATAAAGAACGTTTCATGACTGGGGTAAAATAGTTAAATCAGAGCTAGCTTCAAAATCTTGTGCAATAGGCGCGCAGACAAGGAATTAGTGATTCCGACATTGAAGCTGGATTAAAGTTTATTTTAGGAAAATAAAAAGAAGCCCTCCGTGTGCGAGACGAAAGGCTTCTATTATATAAAAGGAGGTTCATTATGATGATGAACGAAGGACTCAGTGCTGGTGATATCCTTGCCCTAACCAGAGATCGCGATGATGATCGCAACGACTGGATGGACAACCCCTTTATTTACTTAGTTTGGATGTGGATGTTTGGGAACAATGGCTTTGGCCGCGGCAACCTAGCTGCGCAAGAATCTCTGACTTAGGCCGAACTTTTTGACGGCCTCGGCCGCCAGGACATTCTTGGTAATCAACGTTCTATCCTAGATTCCATTTGTAATCTAAACGGCAGTATGAAGGAAAACTTTGGCAACGTGCGTTATGACAATCTAAACAATGTTTACGCACTTCAAACAGCTATGAACGCTGGTTTCACTAATGTCGGGAATAATTTAACTGAAAATCGGTTTGCACAGCAAGAATGTTGCTGCAAACAACTTGATGCGATTACTCGGCTTGGTGCCGAAGCTTACAAGAACACTTGTGAAATCACTAATACTATTCGTACTGAAGGCGATCTAACTCGTGCTCTAATCAACCAGAACACCATGCAAGACCTGCGCGATAAACTGGCCGCCCGCGATCGTGACCTGCTTGCTGCTGAATATAAACTTTCTCAGCAGTCTCAAACTGCTCAGATTGTTGAAGCGATTCGTCCTGTAAGCAAGCCTGCATATATAACTTGTTCTCCCTATGTTTCTCAAAACGGTGGCACTTGCGGCGGGTGCGGCTTTAACAACTAAGCCCTCTTTGAAAGGAGGAAACTAAGATGTTAAACGCTTACACAAATACTTCCCAATCTATAAGTGCCGGAAATCCGATTCCATTCAACACGAATCGCTATAGAACGTGCAAATGTATCTCTCATAGCGCAGGCAGCTCTTCAATTACTTTGAATTGCCCCGGCTATTACATTGTGTCTTTTTCTGGAACTGCAACCGCAACAACTTCTGGAACCGATCCCATTATTGTACAGCTTGCTAATAATGGAACAGCGGTGCCCGCAGGTAACGCATCCGCACTATCTGCGGCGGCCAATACACCCGTTAGCCTGAGTTTTACTACTGCGGTGAAGGTTCTTGCTTCTTGTTGCGCCGTTGATAATACGACTGTTCTTTCTGTATTAAACAACGGTATTGCGGCTGACTTTACTAACGTTGAAATTGTTGTTAAGAAGGTGTGCCAATGACAGCCTATAAAGCTCTCTATAAGAAAATGAGTGATGACCTAAAAGACGCTGAAATGTGGCTAGATTGGGCGCATCACATGAAAGATGATAAAGACCATGAAGAACTGGTTAAATATCTTGTGATTTCTGCTAAAACCAGGGTGGAGACAGATTTTCCAACTTCTTTTAAAATGTTTGAGGACATTTGTCAGAAGGACAAAGACGGAATGTGCCTTTGTGAAACAGTCGCCGACCATTTAGAAAATTGGCAAGAGGATTTAATTCGTAGAATCCAGAAATGGAGTTGACCATTTGAGGGGAGTTTAACTCCCCTCTTTTTTATTCCCAACTTACAACTTCTCTGTGAGGGCGCGCCATTGCTACTGTGTAAAGACCAATACCAATAGCATCGCTTTCATCATCACTCACATTTACTCCATAGAGTTCCTTTGCAATGCGCCGCATTGAGGTTTTGCGATCAGCACGACTCGCACCTTTTACTCCGCAATGATTGCGCCAAGTTGCGGTATGACAAACCAAATGCGGCAATCCTGCTTCAAATATAGTATTTATAAGAGTTCCTTGAAGTCGTGCCAATGAAGCAAATACTTCAACTCCAAAATTCTTTTCTAACTAAATGCCTTCTAATCCAATATAATCTATTTTCCAATTTTCAATCATGTTGATGAGCCAATGTCGGACTGCGCTAATGCGTGCGACTTCGGCCCCAAACTTTTCAGCATCAAAAACTCCAAATTTTATTAGTTTTCCATTATCAAAAATGGCATAGCCGCTGCGTTTGGTGGCCTAATCTAATGCTAAAATGCGGAAAGCACCCCTTAACTTTGGAATCACCGTTTCGTCCTATTCTACGAATACATTCTTTGCACAAATTGGACAGCGCCGTTTTTCACGAATTTTTTTCCACGGCGCGACCACTAAATGGCCGCAAGCGCATTTAAATTCCATTGGGTCATTTAGGTTTTTGTAGGAAGTGGAGATGACCTCCCAATCATCAGTCGCGCAAATTTCTTTAATGTCAGATAACTAAATTCTAGCCATGGTTAGTCAGTAGAGCCGAAACCGCCACCTCTATTTCCTTTAATATTATCAATACTGTCTACTTGATGAAATATCATATGGGGAACTTTTACAAGCCGCAATTGCGCGAATCGCTCTCCTTTTGTGATATGAAGGTCGGCGCCATGTAAAATGGAAGTTAAGACAGGACGATGATTTTCGTCAAAGTCGTAAGTTAGGTCTTTAATGAGAGCTTCATTATTTTCAATGATAACTCCGACCTCTGACCGATAATCACTGTCGATAAGCCCAATTGCGTTGCAAACTCTCATTTTTGTTTTGGCAGAAAGACCAGACCTTGGATGGACAAGAACTGCATAACCGGGCGGGCAAGCAATCTTTAGACCAGTCTTAACAATAGTTTGTTCACCGGGCCGCAATGTAATATCTTCTACAGCATATACATCTGCACCGCCATCTGTTTCATGTGCATAAGTGGGGATTTTTGCATTTGGGTGACAGAGTTCAATTGGAACTGGAATTAGTTCTTTGGAGGCTTCTTCGCACTCATTAACTGCGGTTTGAACCAAGCTAAAAATTTGAATTAGAAAATCTTTTTTAACCTGAGAAAGAGTTTCCTGCTTTTTAATTTCATCAACAAGCGTTTTGGAAGCTTTGTTATACTCTTCAATTGAAATGCCGCCAGCTTTCATTCCTTGGTAAAGGAACATTTTACTTTCTAAAGTATTATATACCTTATAGAGGCTTTCCATAATAACAGGTTTTAAGACCAGGAATTGATCGTCTGGTAGCTCTAGCAATTCAGTGAAAGCTTTTTTTAGGTCTCGTTGCGGCACGATATTTATAATATCATAAATCTTTTCATCCATTTTCAGTCTCCCTAATTTTATTAGTAAAACATTTAATTTTTAATTGATGAATTGTAAAAGTATCATCGTCAGTAATTTCTGAAATTAACCGCATTTCATCAATAATTCCGACTTTAACAGTCTTTATATAATCATCATTATCTTGTGTTTTACCAAATCTTTCAATTTCCAACCTGACTCTTTCACAGGGAAAGGGAAAAGTATCCAGTGGCATCCCTCTAAAATCAATCGTATATTCAACGTAAGATCGTTTATGGAGATGCTTATCCCAGAAAAAATATTCGCGATGGTCTTTTTTTACATCGGTAATCATTCCGATTACTTCATCAGTATCGTCGTTGACAAAGCGATAAACAGAAGTCGTTTTCAAGTAAAAATCCATCCCGTTAGTCTCCCAAATCCCAGAAATGAGCATAAACCATTGTAATGGAAACAAGATAGCCACTATCTAAGATTTCGCCTTTGGCCTTCTTTTCTTTCTTTTGGTAGGTGGATTTGCTCACAACATAGCCATTTTGGTCAGCTTTATCACGGAAAAGTTGGATGGCCGCGATTGCTTCGTCTTCAGTGTCAACACGATACTTTTTAGTTTCTTCTAATACTCTCATTTTACATCTCCATTTGTTAAGTTAGTTTTTGCCCATCCAATTGTGGGATTAGAAATTTTATCTTCTATAAATTGATTTGGATAAGGGACACCTGTACCTGTTGTTCTCCAATCTGGTGTGTGTGCGGCATTAGTTGTTAAAGAGAGATATCCTTCTTCGTAGCCTTCAGAATATACTTTATTTAGGAGTTTTTCCAACTCCTGCCCGGTAAAAGTAAATTGATTCGGCGCAGTTTGTTGAAACCCAAAAACTTTAATAGTCTTCACTTTTAATATCTCCTTTTAAAGTAATATTATAATAGCGGCCAACAGGAGATTTCTTATCATTTATCAGGTCAAGTTCATAAGAGACTTCAATTGAAATAGAATCAATTTTCCCAATTTCTTCTTCCTCTGTATCACGACTTTTCTTTCTCCAAAGAGTCGCGCCATCTAGGCGTTTAATAAATTCAGTTGGATAATCTGGCCCAATATAAAGTTTGAAATTAATTTCAAAGTAAGACGTACAAATAAATTCGTTACAAGCAACAGGCAGATAATCTTTAAAATAAATTAAATCGCCATAATCATCCGGCGCGGCCCAATATTCTGGCATTAAAATATGCATTATTTTTCTTCTCCAATAATTAGTTCTTTTGCATAGGGGAGGGTTTCAACCCAATGGCAAAAATCATGCCATTCATCAAGCTTATGGTTTTTTCGTGCATGGTAAATGTTGGTAAGAACTTCATAATTCAGCATTACGGTGCGCCGCTGGTTGTAGGACGAAGGGAGAAGTTGGATTATAGAATACCAAATTACTTTTTTATTCATTTCACTTTCGCAAGAAAAATATGAATCACGTAATTCATTTAGTATATTTATTAACGGCTTTGCAACTTCCTCAAATGTGTTTTTATTTTCTATGTATTTATATTTCCCATTTATTATATCATTTATACAAGTATGCGAAACGTTAAATTTTTCAGCAAGTTGCCGGCTGCTAAAAGTTCCAGAGTTTGCGAGACTTTTTATTTCTTCCCGCTGTTCGGCAGTAAATTTACCCAGATATGTTTTTACTGGATTGGGTTGTAGGCCATTCTTAATAGCGTGCTTTTGATTTTCAGACCTTGTAACCCATTCAAGATTAGCTGCCGCATTATTCATCTTATTCCCATCAATATGATTTACTTCTGGTTTATTTTTAATGTTTGGAATAAAAGCTTCAGCAACAAAACGGTGAACGGGAGTCTGTTTACCTTTAATCGTAACAAAAATATAACCATCTTGATGAGTACTCCCCAGCAGAATTTTTTGACCATGTCGGATTCTGCCCTGATTACTTACGTCATAACCATCACTAATCTCTTTCCAATGTTCTTTCTCTTCATCAATTTTTGGTCTAAACTGTTTAATTTCATTTCTAAAACCAGGAAGTTTATCAAAACTGAAATCTGATATTTCAAAGGGTTTAGAAAGAAGCTTATGCATTTTTGAACAAGAGTTGGCAACCGTGCCGATTTTGTACGTATCATATTCGGCCCACCAATAGAGCGGCGCTACAATGTCCAGCGTGACGGTTATCATCCGCATAAACTTACGATGGTCAGTACCGGCATTACGAAGTCGCTTTGCAAGGGCAAGGTCGTTAAAACCGACGATATCTTTCTCTAAATCGGAATCCGACTTATCCCATGAGTTCATAGCATTTCGTGCTGAATATATGGCTCTGGATATACTTGACACAAACTCATTTTCAATTTTTATCATTTTGTTCCCTCCAGGTCTCATAATGAACGTCAGTCCAAGTTAATTTATGGTTATGATGCTCTTCACCAGTTTGCTTTTTCTCTAAGCCTTCACGATATGCGTGCAATGTGTTGTCAGAGTGTGTACACCATTCAAGATTATCTATTGAATTATTTAGTTTGTTCCCATCTTTATGATTAACACAAGGGAGATTGTTAGGATTTGGAATAAAAGTTTGAGCAATTATGCGATGAACATTACGATCTTTCCCGTTTAAAATACAATGCCGATATCCATGACGGTTTATACTACCAATCATTAGAACACCGAATTGATTGTAAATATTTCCTTTTGGAGAAACAAAGTACCCTTTCTCCACGCTTTCTACAATGTTTAATGGTTCATCATCATTGGCGATTATATTTGATTTAAAAAGCTATATTCTTTTAGATATAACAGCTTCTCTTGCTTCTTCTTCGGTTTTGTGTGTACCACAAGAGACAAAATTACCCCTGACAGTAACACGTGCCTCAAACTTCCCAGAGCTGGTTTGTCGTACACCTTTATTACGATTCATCCCGCGGATCGCTGCTTCCCAACCATACACCTCGGTATTTTCAATTTTCAGCATTTTCGTTCTTCCTTTTCAAATATTTATAAATAGCCTCACAATGCGAACAGTTCTTGCACTCAACAATCGTATCGCCAAACCAATAGGGATCACCACCAAATTTGTCATCAAATTGCTTCGGTCTCTGAGTTACCTGAGGCTCAAATTCCATACAGTCTTCGCAATACTTATATACATTTAGTTTAATCATCTTTATTCTCCATATCTTTCCTTTTAAAGAATTTTCTTAGCGTTTTTGCTTCTCCGAATTATCAGGTTTTTCGGCTTCCTTAATTTCCAGCATTGTTACTCTTGCATTGTGCCGGGGACCGCTTGCAAATGAGTTTCCGGGGTGTTTAGCATCCTCTGCGTCCCGGTAAGGCTCTTGTCCGTTTTTGGGGTACTTATCTCCATCGTCCGTAGTCACAATTCCGTCTTTATACTCGTAAATTTTCCCGACAGTCCACCAAGGGTATCCGCCATTATCTATGCACACCATTTTCCCGTTGTAATACTTCGGCTTCTCCGGCTCCTTCTTTTCCTCTCCAAGCGCCCTTCTGAGCGCCAGTTCGCACCCAGTATACAGGTCAAATTGATCGTCAGGGGAGCACTTCGCCGTGCCATGCAAATCTCCCATGTGTACGGTAATGGTGTTGCCTTTGCGCTTGATTACGCCGATGGTTTCTTCCGGCTGGAACTTGGAAAAGGGGACGGTTTTCCAGCCTTCGCTTTTGTGGCATCCAACCTGGGAATGTGTGAGATTCCTGTCTTGCTTATTACTATACCCGCACTCTATTTGGGTCCCATCAATGCCGCTTCCAGCGGCAAAGCCGTCAAGAGGTAACATTCCGCTACGCCACATAAGCCCAGCTTTCTGGCACATCTTCAAAAACTTGATCCGTTCTTTTCTGTTCGCAAAGCTGACACAAATCTTCTTCTCAATAAAATCATTCATAGTATACATTTTTATTTTCCTCTCTCTGCCGAGAAAAACCGCCCGGCTCGGTCTATCTTTTTTATTGTTAAAGCAGGGAACGCTTTTAATTTTCTTTCATTTCTTCAATCATTCGGTAATTCCTCAAATATTAAATCTTTTGGTAAAAAATTATTACATATATAAATACTCGCGAATGATACTCCTTTTACGATTTTAGTGTATTCTTCATCTTGATAAAAATTTACTCTTTTATCAAAAATTAAGGCTTGCTTTCCTTTTAAATAAGAGAAACGTTTTTGTCCTTGTAAAGTTGGTAATGGAAATAATAGAGCATAAGGCTTTTTAAGTTCTTCAAGCCTTTTTAAAATTTCATCTTTACAAGAAAAAGGAGGATTTGAAATGATAATATCATAATTTTCTGGAGAATAATAAAAAAAGTTTTTTCCATTATCAATATGAGAATAAATTACTTGATTTCCATTTTGTAAAAAAGTCTGGACATATTTACTAGTTTCTTTATCAAAAGGACACCAAATTATATCACTTTTTGAAATATATTTTAACAATGGCGTAATGGCATTAGTTGGGGTATAATATTCATCAGAGGCTTTATCTGTTTTTGCAGTTAAATATCCTTTATTTTGTCCCATTATTCCTCCATAATTTTATAATCGCATCCATCAACAGAATGAATATAATTTAAAACGTCTTTATATTCTGGTCTAGAAAACCAATTATTAAGAAGATAAGTATATGTAACTTTTTGAACTCCTAAAGCTCTTCCAATTTTTTTATATTAAAGAATTTTAAAAGCACAAGTTTGTAATTTTTCATCTACTGAACCAGGAGTTTGCTGAAATTTCTTTTCATAAACTTTTAATTCATTATTTACTAGATATGCTTCATCGGGAAGTAATTTTTTAGAAATTAATTTCTTCCAATTGATTTGTTTTTAAGATAAATATCTATAAAGATTATGTTTAGATAAATCAATTCCCTCTTTATCCGCTTGACAAATCTCTTCCCAGGCCAATCCAGTAGAAGTATTTCTCGCAAAATGATTCATTAAATAGCTTTCTCCTTAATATAATTTCCAAATTCATCAATATAGTAAACCGTTTTAATTCCCAAATCATGAATGAGTTTCGCGCAAGCGGCGCAGGGTCTGCTACAACCTCTTTCGCCATTCTTTTTTTCTCTATATACATAAACAGAAACATTGCCCCAATCAATTTCTTTCCCAATCAAAGGAGAAAGTGCATCAATCTCAGCATGAGTGCGCGCGATTGCATTGGTATGATTCTCAAAATGACGATAACGATTATAGCGAGCTTGCAACGGCCGCGTTCGCTGAGAATTATAACCAGTTGAAAGAATACGTTTTCCTTCCACTACAATTGCGCCAACATTCGTCCCATGGAAGTCGCTTAATTGCGACACTTCGCGCGCGATAGAGAAAAAAGACTGTTCTTTCTTAGTCATTTTATTATTTCCTTTTCATTTTCTTTCTAATAATATTATAGCAAAAAAGACGAAGAAAAACAAATTTTCTTCGTCTTTAAATTGTGAACTTTTTTAGCTAATTTGCCTTGCATATTGATTTGGACTGGCTAATTGAACCCCAAGTACCTCATCTAAATGAGAAGGTTGATCTGGTTCAAAACGTCCAAATTTTACAATTATGTTCGGAAAATTTTTTAGATAAATTAATTGCGGCTGAATTTCTTCTTCATTGTAACCCGTATAAATTACAATAGGATCAGAGCTTTTTTCTCTAAAAAGAGAAACAAAAATTTTCAGTTCCTCCCATGAATCAAGCGGATCAAGCCCGCCGCAAACGACTGCTTCGCTTAGAGGGTTATTTAAATAACGTTGGATAAGAGGCTCATAGCCGATATCAACACTCGGTTCTTGCGCTAGCGCGCTATTTTGACATAGCGCGCGGCCACATTTCCAGTTGCAATTGGGGAATCCCAAAAACATTGAAATCTTCTTATAGTTCACACAATCAACATCAAGTAGAAATTTCAGTTTCATTTTTTTGTCCTGCTAATCCGGCTATATAGCCTTTTGTGTAGTAATCATGAAAAGCTTCTTGGATGCGCGCCCATGCGGTAGGGAAGAAAGCTAAAAGTATGAACTCAAAAGATAGCGGAGTGATGTCGGGCTTGTCTTTGAGTGCGTCAACCATTTTGCGGAGACGAGAAAGAGGAACAGTTAATTGGAGGGATTCAGACATTCAATACCTCACAGAATGATATCATTTAAATTCATCCAGTCTCGTTCCGCAAGCTCTCTGCGCCTTCCTTCACTCCAAGAATGGGATGGAACAAGATATCCAACACAACGCTGATAAGTATCAGTTGGACTGGCTCCGCAAATAGGGCAAGTTTTTGTTGTAAAAGTGTGATGTGATTCATCAATATTAATTTTTAAGTTGAAGGCAAAATAAATGACTCCTTGACTTGCAATGTAATTAAGAATTTTCCAAGCCTGTTCTTCATCGGTGAAAGGAGCGTCTATTTGACAATGATTGATACAGCCGCCACCACACTTTTTATCAAGAATGCCCGCCATCTTAATTCTTTCTTGTAGAGTGGCCTTGTCTTTCAAAGCAATCCATTGGTTGGCAGTAATATATTCTTTGCTACCATATAATAGACGATTTTTTTCAGCAAGTTTAATGGCACCATTTTCTACCACTTCTGTTACTTATTGACCAAATACTCTTTCTGGTTTAATAAAAGTAATATGAAATTGCCGGATGATTTCTGGATGATTTTTTAAGAAAGTTTTCATCTTTCTTGTTTCAAAACCAATATCTTCATCAAATATTACTTTATAATTTAAGCTATGAGAATTGCAATATTTTTGAGCTTGTTCTTTTTTATAAAGAAATTTTTCAAGCATCTTTTGATTATTATAGATATATTTTTTTGATTTTAACTCAACAACATCTGTTTTATTAACAAGAAAATCGGGCGTGTAAATACTTTTATCATCGCAAGGAATTTTGATTTTTTCATAAGTATAAGTAGTAACATTGGGATTCTGCTCTAAATATAAAATATAGTATAATTCCAATAAGCTTCTAAAGAAAAAACACTTTTGAATTTTTATTGAAGTTATATGGCCGCCAATACCATGTCCAAAATCAACATTCTCGTATGCTCCACGCTCCCAAGCTAACGAATGTTTTTCTTTGTTAATTTTTAACTCGCCGTTTGCGTATTTTCTTTTTAATGTTTGAGAAATCTGTTTTCGTTGTTCCAAAGGAATAGTACAACCTTTTCTTTGCTGATGGTCATCTTTTCTATTATGAACCATATTAAAGATTCTTTGTTCTGAAAATTTCTTTCCATAGGAAGAATTTCTTCTTCCAGCTTTCGCAGATGTTTTTAACGGTAAACTTTTGAACCATTTATTAGCTCTAGTATAGCTAATATTATATATACAAGCCACTTCACCAATACATAAAGTGTATTCATCATAAAATTTTTGTATGGTTTCTTCGTTTTCTCCTTTTGAAATACTTTCAAGAATTTCACTATCAACGATTTCTAGCAATGGCTTTTTATAGTTGTTAATTTTTATTTTATTAGGGAAAAATTCAATTTCCCCAATAATTTTTTTACTTGAATTTAAAATATACCTTTTCATAGCTAACTCCTTTATACTTAGAGTAAGTCACTTGTATTTGGCGGCAAAGCCGTTAAGCTTTGCTCTCTGATTTGATTATGTCAGAGTTCAGACTATCGCATCACCATTAACATGGTGTTTTTACATTTAGTCGTTCACGCTGTATTTAAACTTGCGCCCTGTCATCCCTCATCGGGGATTTCCAAGTCAATTAGTAAAAATTTACTCATGGCGGATTATGTATTATGCCGCCATACCCCCATAGATTTTAGGGGTCTGCTCCAAATTTATGCTATAATCAAAATTATAACCATCTTTTACAGCATTGATCTTGTCTAAAATATCGGCCGCAAAACTGACACCATCATTTGTATAAGACCAATATCCGAATTCGTCTTGTTTATAATAGCCAAAATGTTTAGCCGCTTCTGCGACTCCATTAATTCCTATTGTGTTAAACTGCCGATTAAACTTCATTAATCCATATTTATAATTAGGAAGGAGTCCTTTTTCAACATTCCGTTTAATAATATCTCTTACAACATCATTTATATCAATTATTAACCGGGTTCTCTCAATTAGTCGGTCAAAAAAGTCTTTTTCATTCTCGCTTTGATAGGCTAATCCGGCAAGATTAAGAGTAGTTACCACAACGCTCCCGATATCAAGAGATGAACCTCCAATGCTATTCATAACGCCTTTTAGTTTAGAGGTATCCGATAACAATCGACAGCAAGACGCTGCACTGGTGGTTTCAGGCGAAATTAAGAAGTTAGCATCAGCCCATCTTAAATTTGTTCTATTGCACCAGCGAGCAAATTCTTCGTCTTGAAACTTATTATCTCTGTAAACAAGGCAATAAGTTAAAACAGGATAGGTATAAACATTGGTTTCCCTCATTTTTTCAAATAAGGTCATAAAAGCTTTTTCAAATTCAATAAATTCATCTATATAATCAATAAAACATTTTCCATCAGGATAGATAAAACCACCAAACATTTCCATGCAATAAACTCTATCATAAATAGAAATGTTAGTGTAAGCCGCTTGCGCTCATTTAAATAATTAAACTGACTATATTTTACTAAAAATTATAAAAATTTTTAGCAATTCTCTTTCAAAAAATGAAGAATAATTTTTTTACTCCTCTTCGCGAGGATAGTCGATACAGGTTTAATATGCTCTTAAAGGATATTTTTTAGATTCATCAAAGTAACTTTTTTTGCTTCCATTATTTATATGATGAATCAATTCTATTTTAACATTAAATTTTTTGGCAATTTCTCTAAAAGAAGTTTTTTCTTGCTCAAGTTCATTTTGAATTAATTCCAAAGTTGCTCTATTTATAGAAGAGTTTTTTAAACGGATTGGATATTTAATTCCTGACTTAAAATAGGGCGGTTTTCCATTATTAATTCTAGAAATAACATTATTAGAAGAAGATGGAAAAATCTTTTGTATTTCGCTATTTGTTTTTCCTTCAAATAGATATCGCTGAATTTCTTCTATAATTTGAGGGGTATATTTAAAATGTTCCAATTCTTTTTTTATCGGATACTCAACTCCCTCTTGTTTATAATATAAACCAGCGTTAAAATTTCTAACTTGCGAATAAGAAAGATTAAATTTTATTGCAATCTCGGCTAATGTTAAATCAGAAGAAGATAATTCTTTTACAAGCGTTCTTAGTGTTTTTTTATCCAATGGCATCGGCTTTTTTTCTTTAACCAATGGATAGGTATATTCTGGAAGCCTATAACTTTTTATTTTTCCTAAATTGATTTTTTGAATTACCGTTTCCGTGCAATTATATTTTTTTGCAAGTTGACAGAAAGAATTAGTTTCCAAGATTTCTTCATGAACTTTTTTAATTTCTTCCAAGGATTGAAATACCCCCCATAAATAAGAATTTTCTCTTATGGGATATTCTATATCTTCATGAAAATATATCGTACCAAAATTAATATTTCTAATTTGGCTTTCACAAGTTTTCCATTTTCTAGCAATAGTGTTCCAAGATAAGCTTCTATTTTGAATATCTTCTACAATATGGTAAAAGTCTTCTTCGCTATACTTTCTTTTCTTCGCTTTATCAGGATAAAAGAGGCTGCTTCCTCCTGGTAATAAATTATATCCATTTGGAGCCAACGTATTGTAATTTTTTATCCAATACTTTTCTCTTTCGTTATAATTTTTACAGTTTTGTTCAAGAATAATAATAGAAAAGTTTTCTATCCCGTACTTTTGCATTGCCATATGCAAAAGCGAGTGACTGTCTTTCCCAGCCATTGCCTTATGCTGAGAAAATCTTCTTTTAGAATTAATTGATTGTCCTATATATTTTTCCCCGTTAATGTTATTAGTAATTAAATATATCTCTTTAAAAGCATATTGTCTTCCCACGGCATTAGCATTATTGCCTTCACCGTTAGCTGCCATTAAGCAACCCCCTTATCAAGGGAAAAGAATTGAATGGACGGCGCTATGTTCATCCTTAAATACGGCATATTTAAATCGAAGATTACCTTTTGGAAACATTGGTCACGATAGTATTCTGGCGTTTTAATATAATGATCGTTTGCTACGTCATTTTTCCAAAACCAAAATAGCCACATTAAAGCATTGGCAATACCGGCTGCCCCCGATTGCCGGTTTGAAACCCAGCTAATAAATTCAAGCAGATGGTCACAGAACGTTGTTAAATGTTTGGCTGGCCCGGTAGTTAAGTTTTCAATAAAAAACATCCCTTTGGTTGCTAAAAGCTCCAAATCATAATTCATGCAATAACTCCGGAGAGATATATCTTGCGAGTTATGAATAAAGATGTCACCCCGCCAATCTGCTTCAAGCATTTCTTTTGCGCGTGAAAATCCATACTTTTTTTGAATTTCATAGAAAACTTTATTATAGCCGAGCAATTTTAGATAAGGCTTTGGAATCTCATTAATTAAATTGCAGATATCTTTTGTTTGGACATTTGCATTTGCATCAATTGTACTGTCCGCAGTATTTTGGCTATCAATAAAATTATCAATGAATTTAGAAAAATCAAAATTATCATCGCTAAATCCATTTAACTTTTCAAACTCTTCGCCGTACTTTTCTTTCATTTTATTGAAAGCTGTTTGAAAATTCTTATTTAACCTAATGTTAAAAGTCGCCATTATTCTCTCTCCCTCAACCACTCAATCGCTGCCGTAAAACCAAGCCGTTCACCGTTGTCCAATTCCAAAACTGGAACCGATGTAAACCCAGCCTTGCGCATAGTATCCACATCTTCGCATTTTTCAAAGTCAAAACCTGCGGCCTTTAATTTCTTACATAGAACCCTACACTGAGGGCACCCCGTTGTATAAAGAATCATTTATTCTTGCTCCTTATCACAATAAATACAATAACCATTTTCAAATACGTGCGCGCATTGTAATTGCAAAGTTTGATTCTCACGCAGCAACTTCGCTACAGTGTTATTTAAAACAAACTGATTAGGTGTTAAAACTGCATCAATTATTTTATTATTTTCATCAATTCGTTTCCGAATTTCCAGTTGGTTCAAACTTACCTCCTTTTAGAGAAGCTGACCGCGCGCTATAAAATAAACTAAATAGGGCGTAGTTATTTTCTCTTATATATTGAAAATTTTCACGCAGAGCATTGAGTTCTGCGGCGGGAATTTTTTTCTTTCCTTTTAAAAATGTTATGTACTCAAAAAGAGTACAAGAGAAAGAAGCTCTTATCCACCTTCCTATCATTTGGAAAAGAGGACCTAGACCAAAATCCGGCTCTATTTTAAGTAAAATTTTTTGTCGTTGGCTTCGTAAGAATAAAGCTTGGTTATAAATTTCTGGAAAGACTTCTTCTAAAAACTGGTTCTCCCCGAACCATGACGGGGCAACAACATAAGACAAACTTGTTAAAAATGATGGCGGCGCGCAAACCAATTCTGCTATTCCTTCATCGGACAAAACCCCATTAAAATGGAAGTTTGCTAAACCATTACTTAGCGGGATCTTTCCCCACTCAAAAAGCTCCTTTTCATCAGACAAACAAACAGGAAACTTCATGCCCGCGCCCCATTCTTTCTCTACAAGTTGCGCAATCACTTCACGTGCTCCATCAATTTGTCCCAAATCATAGTCATGAAAAACGTAAATAGCGCGACGATTATTTTTTTTTGAAATTTGTTTTTCAAACTGCGGCCACACGGTTTTTCCATCCAAAGATAATCTCAAATGAATGGCGCGCAATATTTTTGAAAAAGTTTGTTGTTCTCCAATTCCCGCCGCAAACATCCCGCTATAAGATTCGTAGTTCTCAAAGGTGGGCGGTGTTTCTTCAATTTCCAATGGAAGTGGCTGATAGGCGGCGGGAGAAAAGAATCTCCCGCCATAAAGAACTTTGTTATTACTTAATTCGCTTGGAAGATGAACGTTTGAAAAGTCCTGTCTAAAATAAACTTGCCGATAACGTTCCAAATTTATATCACGAAGCAATGTCGTATATTCGTTATGAGAGCGCCAATAAGCAATCAACTTTCCACACTCCAAATTAGGAATTGAAGGAGCATTATGAAAAAAATCATAATCAACAATTCCAATTGCCATTAGACCTCCAATCTTTCACCACAAGTTTCAATGGTGCCATCATCATTTACTTTTGTTATTAACTCAATTGAATGCCAAGGAGTACGGCTATACTTCTTTAACTGAAAAGAATCTTCGCGTCTAATGCCGCAAATAATGATCTTATTGCCTCGCGCGAACCACGACTTTTGTAGAACAGTTTTCGTACCGTCGGGATTCTTTTGGGAAATTTGACGATCATAGTGTGTAAAAACATCGCCAAAAATTCGCACTGTTACAACTCCCGTTGTAGTTAACAAAGACAAAGTTTTTTTATTTTTATCCTTATCCAAAATTGTTCCACAAATCCTTTCAATTTTAAAGATTGGGACATCCTTGCCCTTAATCTTCAAAACATTTTCAATGGTGGGAGATTCAGGCAGTTTAAAGTAATCAGCAAATCCATAAATAGCTTGATTAACTTTTGCTAATTCATGGGGGTGAGAATAAAAAGAAACACTATCCATTTCCCATTTGCTGATTGTGCCATCTGCGTACTTTTTCCACAAATCATTGAAGGCGCGCTGATTAACTTCATCACGCAATTCTTCACTATGTTCCTTAACCCAAGGCCGCAAAATGTCTTGTTGCTTTTTCCAAATTTTATCCCAATCAGTTTGTAGAACAAGAAAACCGCTTTCACTTTTGTCGCTTTCAACTAAAATATCCATTGGCGCGTAGCGCTCAAAGGCTTTGAAAGCAATATTATCCAATGCATAATATTTTTCCCATTTTAGCTTCTTCAAATATTTATTAAAGTTAAAATAACGGACTTGTTCTTCAAATTTTTCTGGTATTAAGTTTTCCGAAATCAGCATTTGAAGATTGCGCAAGTTAATTGTTTGTTTCTTATCCGCGGCGCTGTCAATAAAGTTTTTCATCATCTCAACTCTATCACCAAACGCATCAAACGCGCCAGACTTTAAAAGGTTAATGAGTTGAGGTTTAGATGTCTTAACTTTAGATTGAAAATCTTCCAAAGAGGTATATGGCCGATTTGCCATTATAGTCTTAACCAAGTCCTCTCCAATTTTAGCAATGCCGCGTAGGCCATAACGAATGAGATTATGTTCTGCATCAGGAGTAAAAGTAAAGTCAGAATCGTTAATATCAGGTGGAGAAACAGAAATACCAGATGCCGCCATTTTACCGATTGCAGTCGCTATACGGCCAAAATTTGTGGTCTTAACTTTCTTTTTCTTTTTCCCATTTTTCATTACAACGACTTCAACTGGCGCGCCGTCGCAATCTTCCTCTTCATAAGAATCTACAATATCAGCTTCGTTGTCGGATTCAGAGAACTCTTCCATTTCATTAGAGTAAGTGAGAGGCGTATCATCTAATTCTTCTTCAGAAGATTCAACATCTTCTAGACTTTGCGCGTTTACAATCAAGCAAGCGCAATTCCAGTAAACAGAAGGATAAGATGTCGCTAATACTAAAGTTTGTATCCCAATGAAACTATATAACGTAGCATGAACCATTGAGAAACTATAGGATAATTGCGGAAGCATCATAGTTGTCCACGTATACTGCCCTAAAGCCTTTGAAGGGCATTGAGAAAGAAATTTTTCTTTCAAAGCTGGAATTTCTTTAATCTTTTTCTTCGAAAGAATTTTTCGACAATGATTTGATTCGCCCAAAGTAAAATGTGAAATTTTGGGATCCATTGTCAAAAGCATTAAAGCTTCCTGAGAAGCAGGAACACCGTAATCTTTTAAATAATACGGTTCAAGAGTTTTTTGTTCTTCTTTTGTCAATCCCGCGGCGTCCATTTCTTGATACCAAAGACTAATATCTTTCTTAAAACGGACATATCTATCAAATGGCCGCTCTTGGCCTTCTTGCGCAGTCAGCCGCATTAAAGCATTTGCGGCGGTCATTTCTGTTGGATTGGCTGGCATAATAGCTTTAGCTGTTTGAATTCCAATTGGAGTATTGAATTGGAAGACATCTTGAACAGTCCCCGCAGCTAGCGCATCCCAAATTTTTGGGTCATTTAGATTTAAAACTTGAGGGTGAAGATACTGGTTGTAAATTTCTCTTTTTTTCAACCCCGCAAAAAATCCATCTTTCATTAAGAGGTCAAGACAAGTAGATATTTTGTCGCATATGTCTGTAACTAAAAAATCAAATTTCGTATCCCCGACAGATTCAGACTTCTTTAAATCATACTGCGTAGTAATATCCCCATTTGGGCTGCGCATTAAAGCAGTAGTTTCAAAAGGAGAAACATTATACAACATCACACCACTTGCGTGCTGGCCTCTCCGACAAACAACGCCTTCAACTCCACGAATAATTTCCTCCAAACCTGGATGCTGCGCAATTTGTTTTATAAGTTCTTTAACTGGTTTACGCCCTTTTTCCTCGTTTCCATTCAAACATTCATCAATTGTCCAACTAATTCCTCTTTCAAAAGGCACTAAACTTGACATATACTGAGAAATATCAATATCAATTCCTTTCGGATAATCTTTTGAACGATAGCCTCGGCAGGCGCAAGCAATCGCCGCCCTTGCGCTTTCTGTTCCAAAAGTTGCAACTTGAACGACATTAAGTTCTCCACGTTCTTTTCTAATTTCTTTTAAAATGAGCGGCCGCTTAGATGGCGGCAAATCTATATCAATATCACAATAAAATTGGACTATCTCTTTTACTCTTAGCCTCATAAGAGCGAATATCCGCTAAGAGTAAGATTGCGCTACGGGATGGTGCCTATCTCCATCCCTCTTGAACATTAAGTTCAGTTAGTCTCTACACTTTTTTCAATTACATAATAACCGTAAGCTTTGCCTTTATCAGAAAATAGTTTTACGCTAATGTCTCGGATATTTTCTTTAATGAAACGAGCAGCTTCTCTTTTAGAAGAAAAATTCCCTAAAAAAACATCCTCCGGAGAATATAAATCCCAAGTAGATTTTAATTTTTTAGAACATTTTTCACGATTAGCAGCATTATCTGGGACAATATAATATCCTTTTGACTTATGATATCTTTGCATCCCGCTTTTGCTACATCCAAAATTTTGAGAAGCATACTGACACGCTTCAGTAATAGAAGCAAATTCTCCAACTAATTGACCATTATCTTGATAAAGTTTAGTATGAGAACGCAATCCATTTAAACTTCCCTTATCAACTTCTTGCTTGTCAATGTTCATTTGCCGAGTACACCATTGTAAATTTTCTACGCAATTATTCTTAGGATTATTATCCTTATGGTCAATTTCCGGATAATTATTTGGATTCTCAATCCAAGTTTGGGCTATCAACCGATGTACTAGTTTTGAAATGCGCTTTCCATTTAGACTTAGGCCAACTCCTAAATAAGAATGTTTAGAATCTTCACATAAAACCATTTTTCTTTGTGGGATATCAGACAATAAATGAGAGCCTTCTAAATAATGGCTGTAAATATTGCCTTTTCTGTCACAACTATAAGCTTTTCCGGTTCCCGGAATAAATCTTATTTCTTCCACTTTTTCACCTCCTTTCAAAAAAATAATATAATTATGTAATTGAAACTTAGCACGGTGTTATCCTCGCGAGTAGTCGCTATAGCCTTCACCGTTAGCCGTATAAATACGACACCTCCGGGCGGAGTTCACAATCATTTTTAGAACTGCTTGATATCTAGTTAGGCAGTTCCGCTCTATCTTCATTAAGAAATCTAAAATAAGGCAAGCCCCATTGGATGGGGTCTAGCTGCGTTATATTTAACAAATAATTTGAAAGAAATGAGCCAGCGCTTCCTCGCCCAGGACCAACAACTGCGCCACATTCCCAAAACAAATCAATGTAATGATTAAAAGTATTAAAATAAGTAAATAGGCAGTTACCTAATTTTTCACTTATGTCTTTAATGATTTTAGCTTCTAATTCTAATCGCTCAAAATACTCATCTTTTTCAAGATTTCTTTCTTTCAAAGAGAGAAGACAATTCTTTGCCCACGTTCGCTCTTGAATGTTATCACTATTTCTTAAACTTTGCAAAATGGGATAAGAAGATAATGATTCATCATAAAATTTAACGCAAGGCGGCAATTTAACCTCTGGAATAATAGGATTATGAAACAATTCATAGGTTTCAATTTTCTCCATTATTTCCAGAGAATTTTTGCACATTTCATCAAATTCTTCTTGAGTATAAAAAGGAGAAATTTTTTCAAAAGCCTCTTCATTGCTCATTAAATGCGCGTCATGATAAAAACTATCAACTTCTCTTTCGCCATCTTTGGAATTTAAAAATGCCTTGTGAACTTCTCTTAAATCTGCTGTTAAATAGTGGGCATCGGTTGCGCAAATCATTTTTAATCCATAGAATTGAGCAATGGCTTTTGCTCTTTGATTAAAACGTTTTTGGTCAGGCGAAGTTCCCGGCGCGATTTCAAAATAGAAATCATCTCCAAACAGTTCTTTGCACCAGTGAAGAAAATCGTCTATTTCTTTTTTTATTTTATAAATTTCATTTAAATTATCATTTTTTTCTGCTTCAATCAAAGCTAATACTAAACTACCGACTTTTCCTCCGATACAAGCATTAGTACCAATTAACGTTCCGGGATATTTTTTAATAATGGCCGCGAGTTCTTTTCTTGTAGTAGGAACTCGTTCCATACCTCGGTCTGAATATCCATTTAGCCAAGCGGCAGAAGAAAGTTCTCTTAAAGCCCGATGGCCCAATGTATTTTTAGCAATTAAAATGAAGTGGTAATATTTTTGTTTCGGCCCTCGTTCATCAATTAAATAAATCTCATTGCCAAGACCGCACTTAAAATCTTTGGGAATTTCACCTTTTTCTTTTAACTCTTTTTCCAACTCTAACCATTCAACGTGCCCACATAAAGCTTCATGATCTGTTAATGTGATTCCCGCATAACCAAGTTTATACGCAGTTAAAATCATATCACGCGGCTTATTAATTGAATCAATCAAACGAATTGAGGAATAATGACTGTGTGAGTGTGTTTCAAATCTTTTCATTTATCCACTCCTTTCACAATTTCTATAATAATTATATCATAAAATTCCAATTTTTTCAAAACCCAAATTCATTATTTTCTACTTCATAGCCTTCAACAATAATCTGCGGCGACCGATGCCCGCCCCAAACGTTCATGTTAGCCCTCCCAACAATATTAACTTTTAACTCGCGCCCAGCGTTAAAAAAATCTTTCATTTTGTCCTTTGCAAAGAACATTATATAGGTAATACCATACTTTACCCATTTTAACGTATCAGAATTTTTGCCAATGACACACAAATCAGATTGTTGAAGATTTATATCGTGAACAAATAAAAGAGGTTCACTATTGTCACTAGACCAAATATCTTCATTATCAGTAATGTCTTCAATAACGGCCGCCAGGTCAGGAGTTGCTGCTGACCGAGAGAAATTTACATCGTAAGACTTTTCTCCAAAATCAACGTTCTTTAAATTTTCATTGGATAATTGATGGAAGAAGAAAAGATTCTCATTTGCAATTGAAATACCACACGCATTATCATGCGAGATATCCACTATTTCTAGTGGCTCTGACTATTTTTTATGTCATTTAATGACAAACATCCATTTCAAATAGCGTACCAATAACTATCTTACTCTCCGAAAAGGAGATAGTCTATACAGGTGTGAGCAGATAACTGCCGTTCCCACGAGATTGTCTCCGCCATTATGCGCTGAGAGTTCCTCGTTAGCTTTTCAACCCCGCTGGTTAGCGGAAAAGATATTATGGGCCATATTATTAACCCAACGTGTATTCAAACAAATGAGTACTATCCATATAATCTTTGAAAGAAGCAATTGCGCATCCACTTAGTCCTCTTGCGCTTCCTCTCATCATCCCCTCGTCATTAAGGCGTGCGACAATAGTGGGACGTTTATAACGGGCAGCGCATCGCATGGCAAGCAGTCCATTAAGTTCTGATGGGAAATCGTCTTCTTCTTCCAAACGGATAACGAGAATTTTATTTTCCAGCAAATCATTTTTCAAAATTTTGTTTTCAATTTTGGATTCTGCTTGTTCCAATATCCTATTTTGTCGCGACCGCATATTTGTACATTCCCTTACGCTTTCGTTTGCACGGGTATCTAATGTACCTTTCGCGCCACGTTTGCCACTAGGAATTAGTTCGTCGCCATGAATGACGGCCAAAAACATCCGCTCTTTTTCTTCGGCTGTGCCAACGCGAATCATTGCATTAATTAGTGGCACAATATAAAAAGCGACTGAAGTAGGATTAACTTTCCCCTTCATTGAGAAATCTTGCTTTTCAATTAGAGCTTTAAGGAAAGAATTTTTAACATGAGAAAATCCGTAACGCCACAGTCCTTGGTTTTCTGGTTCCAACCCACTCCCCATATCACCATCAACTCCAACAGCCGCTAAATCAACATAATCCATCCAAAAATCTGTTCCTCTGCGCGCGTCAATAGCACGAATTAGCTGTAAAGCAACACCCGCGCCGGTTAGTTCTTTGTTGCGGTAATTAGGAGAAATTTGATTGTTTACTACAATTGCATTAGATGCGAATTCCGTTCCTTCATGAAGGTGATGGTCAGCTACAATTACAGGGCAATCAAACTTTTCAATATAGGTGCGGTCATTGGTTGCTGCGTCCGCTACAATTATTAAATCAAACTTTTTCTCAATCATCTCCTGCCAAACATCAGAAAATCCATGCCCCTTTCCTTCGTGCAGGTAGTAATCAACTTTGATGTGCGGCGCGACTCTTTCCAAATAGAGATAAATGATGCTAGCAGATGAAATACCATCACAATCACTGTCCACGATAGTACCAATTACCGAAGGCTTTTTACTTTCAATAAAAGGTATAATCGTTTGAACTGCTTTCTCCATATTTGAGAGGTCAAAAGGGTCTTGTAAATCAAAAACAGGGTTCATGATAGACTGGACATCTTCAACGCCCCGTTCGCGTAATAGTTCAGCTACATAATCCTGTTTGATATCCTTGTTTACTAATCTAACATTCATTAAATTTTTATCCTTCTTTCTATCAGTTTTCTAAAAACTTCTTCTCCACAATCAGTAGGAGATTGTTTTAGTTTTAATAAATCTTGTCTGTCATATATAAATGAAAAATTTGCATAATTTTTATAACGCGCGCCAATCGTATAAAGTTTATTGAAGTATTCTTCTTTCCCCGGCAATTCTTCTTTATCAAAACAAATTACAATTTCTTTTGGTTGGCAAAACCGCATTAAAAGATCAAGCTGAAATTTATTGAATTGACTGCCGCAAACGCCAACTGCACAATTCGGAAAGTCCCAGCCTTCCATTTGGAGGACAGATTTCTCCAGTTATTCCATTGTTTCCAATGGCCCTGACTATATCTTCTAACATTGTTAGTCTACCATTTCAAATGACGTATCAATAGTCATCTTACTCCGCGACAAAGCGGATAGTCGATACAGGTTATTTACGTAACGGATAAGAATAATTATTATTTTTACGAGAGTTCCCTTTATTAATATTATAAACAGTAGTTACGCTAATATTATATTTAATCGCTAATTGATTAAAAGGAATGTTGGTGTTTATAATATCATTATACAATTCACCTAATTCTACTGTAGTTAACGTATGTTTTTTATGAGGGACAACTCTTTTTCTAATAGGATAATCAATATTACTTTGTCGTTGTACGCTTCCATTATTAATTCGTTGAATAGCGCTACCAGACACGTTATATTTTTTTCCTATTTCTGCACAAGTTATTTGAGTAGTTTTTAGTAGTTCTATAATTTCTTGAAGTTCTTTAGAACTAATTTTTCGACCGCGAGTCATTTCATTGATGGGATAAGTTTTATTTTTATCTTTTCTACGCTTGCCAGTATTGATTTCTGAAATATGAGGAATAGATACTCCTGTTCTATCTCTAATAGTTTCATAATCAATTTGTTGCTCTAATAATTCTTTTACTTCTTCAATAATTTCATCTTCAAATTTAGCAGTCGTAAAACTTAATTCACCACCAGGAGTATAATTATATTTACTTGGGTCATTAAAGGTATCATAATATTTAATCCAATATTTTTCTTGCTTTAATGATTCTTCATAAGTAAACACTTCTTCAATAATCTCACATCTATAAGCTTTTACGCCATATTTTCGAATACCTCGACTTAATGGATAATTATAATGTGGTCTATTTATTTCTGTTGGCTCATATATTTCATGTTCACGCCTTCTTCGTTCTAAATTATTAGTTCGTCCTACATAAACTACTTCATTTTCATCTATTTTAATATATTTATAAATTACATAATGTTCCATATTACTACCTCCGTCTTCTATATATAAGTGGATTTGTAATACAGACTCTCTACAAAAATAAATCCGTTTTGTAAATCTTCCCGCGGTATTACCGTATCCCAAAGGGACTTAGGCTCTCTTACCACCTTAATCTTTCGATTTAGTTGACCGTTAGCCACTATGTGACCCCGCTGATTAGCGGAAAAGTAGATAGGGCCGATTATTCAGCCTCAAAAATATAACAAATTCCAAATCGTTTAATATTGTCTCTGGTCTTATTTAACCCATAAAGGTTTAACGAAAGTGGATGCGAATACCATTTTTGCTCAATTTGAACAGGCATATATTTTCCAACATTCTCTACTACCCATGGGTCAAGCGCGCGGCCTCTAATTCCAACTAACTTACCGTTTGCATCATAATGTGGGATTATGATTTTATTTTCTGGCACCGAAAACCTAATGTTGAACTTATCCATCGTAATATCAGTAATGCCATCTTGCCGCCATTCAGGAGAATGATAAGTTGAAAACACTTCTAAAATTCCTTCTGGAAAAGACGGCAAATCACGTCTATTTTTCCTTTGTACATATTGCTCACGCAGATTAGTATAAGGTCGCGGACGCTCAAAGCTGTTAAATTCCTCTCCTTTATTAATTGAACAATCAAGAACAATTGAAAGGATATCTTTAAACCAATCATAGACAATGCCGCGAGTCTCATAATAATGTTTCAAAAAACTAAAAATAGACATCGCGCCATCTTCACTATAACACATGAAAAGATGTGAGTCTTTATAATAATAAAGCTTCATTGAAGCATTTTCAGCATCTGCATTATGACAAATCGTATTGGTGATTAGACAATCGGGTTTATTTATGACATCGCGCGCCCCAAGTTTATAGAAAAGCTCCATAATCTTGTCGGCGCGCAATCCATCTATGAGAACTTTATAGTCTATCATTCAGTTCTCTCCTTCCAAACCTTTCTATTAAAATTATATCATAATTTTAAAGAATTTTCAAGTTTTTGTAACAAATCGTCGCATCAGTAGTCTTTTTGTCATGCACTAAATTCTGATTGGCTTGTCTAGCAGAAGAATGAAGGCCAAAAATTTTATCATAACCATACCCATTTTGTTTATGAATGGCCGCGACGTCATCTACCATTTTAGGAGCAACATTCCAACAAGAAGCTCCATTTGGTATTAATGTAGTTAGCGCACCCTCAATAACTGGCCACAACCACCCATCTCTCCATTCTTCATAAGTTTTTTTCCCATGAACAGATTGTGAAGCTTCATCACAATAAATTTCCGTAATATAATAAGGCGGCGATGTCAATACCATCTCACTTTCTATTCCATGAGATGGAATTGATTCAGCTCCTTCACAATAAAGTTCAACTTTATCTTCAATTTGAAGAAAAGAAACTAATTCTTTTAAATGCTGAAAAGTCTCCGTATTTGGCTCAAAACCAATATACTTCGCACCAGCTGCGACTACTCCAAGTAACCGCCCGCCCCAGCCGCAACATGGATCAAGGACCGTTTTCGCGCCATAATGTTCTGTAATCATCTTTGCTAAATGTGGTCTGAACATTGTATTTTTTGTCAAGCCATAACAAAAATAAATACCACGTCGCAACTCAGATAAATAGGGAGTTGAATGGGAAGAACGATTCCAAGTGATTACCTTTTCCAGATATTGTGGTTTCCAATAATCAGAAAAGCCTTTCCCATTTGCGTTTTTAATGGAAAAGAAATTAGGAAAAAAATGTTCACATAATTCAACTCCAGGGCGAGTTTGAGAAGCAGTAAAAAAATCAGAGTTCTTATAAGAACAAAGCTTCTTCCAAGATTTTCTTAGTTGTTCTTCTGAATATGAAAAGTGATAGTCAACTTGTGAAAGCTGTTCGGCAAAAAGAGGAAGATTTGCCTGGAAAACTTCTGCCGGAATTGCGCGAACACTCCCCCTTTTTCCGATTAAATCTCTATAGTCCATTAAAATTCTCCTATTATTCTATTAGCATTTGGGTGCATAAGTAGCATTGAAGTTTTCTCTCCCTGGCAAAAATAATCATCATTATTACTGTTTTTTCCGCCTTGTTGGTGTTGAAAAAGATCTAATGGTAATTCTTCTTTCGTAAAACTAACTAATCTTATACTTTCATCGCCATTGATACAACAAAAATAAATGACTTCCCAGTCTTTACTCAAAGAGATATGGTTAAAAATACAATACCAAAAATTATTTTTATTGGAAGCCATAGCAAATTTAATTTCAGCTTTCTTCCCATTTACAATTCTATCATGCCCAGAATTTATTCTGTTTAAAACAGAAAAACCATTATCTTCCAAAATTTTAGAAACGAATTTCTCACCAAGCGCGCCCTTTGCCGCTGGTGAGAGAAGAAAATAATTTTCTAGACGAGTTCCTTTCCAAGGATTCTCACACTCTTTGTTTAGAATGTTAACAATTTCTTTGGACATTTCAGACATTTTCATTTAATCTTATTAATCCTTTCAATTTCTATAAGTAAATCTCTATATTCATCTTCTTCCCAATCTGCAATTTCGGGAGTCAAACTAAAATTATTCAGAGGTTGAAGGCGCGCATCAGTAATAAACAAGTCTTTTTTCCTTAAAATACCTAAATCCATATAACTCCAAATACGAACTTGCGTATACTGGCCACTTCTAACTTTATAAACGTCAGAAACTAAATTTGGCAATTCAATTGCACCAAGATCGCGTCCTAAAATTTCAAGTTCTTCTTTTGTCGGCCGCGCCATTATGACACCAACATCTGCTTTGTTAATGGTTGCACGCCCGCCAGCAAGAGAAGCTTCATTACGAATGTTTTCGTTTTCATCGCCTTTTGCATTTAACTGAGTGGCAGTTAGAATAAAAATATTGAGTTCTACTGCCAAATCTTTCAAAGCGGTAGCCATTAAGAGCAGCAACTCATCGTTTCTTAACGCGAATCCCTTAAACTCTGCTAGCAATGCCGGGCCAATGAAAATATAGTCATATGCCACATATTCAATCCCTCGGGTTAAACAATTTTCTCTAATAATCGTCTTAATTAGAGCAATTGTTGGATTCGGCATCCTAACCAAAAACAAATTATCCTTATACTTTTCTAACACCGCCATCGCTTGCCGCAAACGCCGATTTTCATCTTCATTAAAATTACCATAACGTAATCTATTTTCTGGCATTGCAGTCAAGTAAGACAAAATCATTCGCTGTATTTCACCAAAATCTTGCTCTGTCGCAATATAAAGAACTTTTTGGCAATTACCTGTTTGAACCCACTTTTGCTGAGCTGGCTCATAACGAGTTGGAAAAGCCAATAAACAGCAATCTGCAACGGAACTTCTTGATTTACCTACAGATGAGGCAGCAGACCTAATGTATAAACATCCTTTTCGTGCGCCAGCAACGACTTCGTTAAAGATTGCGCCTTGTAATGGCAGTCCAATATCGTTTCCTTCTTCGGCATCAATTAAAACTTGCTCCATTCCATCAAAAGCACTTCTTGTTTCAGTAGCTTCATTAGGAGAGAAATCTTTCTCTGCCTTTAAAATTTTCTTTTTATACTCGTCAATGATATCACCAATTTCAAGTTCTTCAAAACGAGCGTTTGTATCAATTGCTGCTGGGTCAGCCAAGTTCGGATTATAAAACTCTTTTGTTTGAAATCCTTCTTTACTGAGTTCGCGCAACAGATTGAACTTTTTTAATCTTTTATAATAAACATCAAAGTTCCCGTCATCAGCCAAATACTCACAATCTTGAAGAAATTCAACTCCATTTTCTCTTTCAAAAAGAGCCTTCGCTACTTCAATTGTTTGAAAATAAGACTCAATGTCTGCGGGAGCGATACGATTAGCCCCTTGCTTATAAAGATTCTCAATTGCGCGAAATAAGAATTTATAAAGCTTCGTATCAAAATCATCTGGCGACAATTTGTATTTATCGCTTTGACTTAAAAACTGCGGGTGTTTCATCAACGACCCAATAATTTGAATGGGGATATTCTTATCTTCCATTATAGTTCCTCAAAGTCATTTTTCTCGCGATTTTTCTTTCTCTTAACAAATCGTTTAGATTGCTGTTCCTGCTGTTCAATTTGTTTTTCTATTGCTTGAACAACACCTCTATGGTTTAGCTCTTGAGCGCACCAATAATCGCAAGCCTCATCATATATGTACTCAACTATTCCAATTGAATTGTGGCTGCGCGCCCAGTCGCCATGTTTAATTTCATAGAAATATCGGAGCGCAAAATAGATGCCTTTGTTAGTACGGCCCGCTACTAAAAGTTTCTTTCTTTGCGCTTCGCATAAATAATAATCGTAAGTTTTTTTGAGGTCATGAGAAATAAAATCGTAAATGCGTTCTTTCCATTTTTCATCATCAATGAGATCGCCCTTGAAATCTTGATAGCACTTTTCATGATAATACCAACCTTTACTTGGCATTACAAATGGTTCCGCACCAGCATCAAAATAATTTTGGCAATAACGACATTTCACAACGTGTTTCTTTCCAGCCATTCTAACCTCCTTTTCTTTTATTATATCATAAAATTCAAAGAAAGTCAAATTCAAAAAGACCTCTATCCGTTAAGATAGAGGTCTAATCATTACATCATCGCACGCATTTCAGCAACGACTTGCTCATAAAATTCTTCTTGTCCTTCTACAATCTCAGACAGCTTGATGGGGCGTCCAAAAATTATTTCAGCTTTACGAAGAATTTTAGCTGCGTTTGCGGGATCTTTTCCAACGAGCTTTGCCCACAAATCACGAGCCTCAGCGGCGATTTCATCAAGCGGCCGTCCTTTTTCTTCTTTATAAGCTGGTACTGGTTCGTCAATGACTTCGGCACCAAGTTCTTGTTCCTTTTCAATCGCACGCCCTACGGCAGCTTCAACTTCCTCAAACGAGAAAGGAATTTTTGAATCAAGGAAACGGAATCGGCTACCAGCAGTAATTGTAGGAGTAGAACGGGTCAAAAGATATCGGTGAGATTTACCATCTTTGTCCCATTCAGTAATACCAATCCCAATCAAATCAACGAGCGCATTAACGATTGGAAGGCATCGTTTATCCAAATCAGGAAGCAGGTAAGTAATTTCCTTTGTTTTGTCATCAGAAATTTGTTCTACAACTTCCTTTTCTTTCAAGTGGCACAATAGAATTAGACCAAAAGAAAGCATCGTGATTTGACGCAAACAGTTCTTAAACTCTTCATCACGCTCTTTGTAAAGCTTGCCATAACCAACATCTGCAATATTTTGAACACCCGCCCGTGAACAAATGTACTTTGTACACAGATCCCAAGCCCAAGGCAAGGTATCAATTGCGATATTATGATATAGCTCATGGGCTTCGGGATTTTCAAGCTGCCGAAGAACTGCTTTGAAATCCAATTATGTTATCATAAAGGCTTTTTATCCTTTATTTCTTACACTTCATTTCGTGTAAGTTCAGCATATCTTTTCACCATTTCAGGTGCGAAGTCTCGTGGAGATTTATTTCTTTAAATTTAAAGTTTTATATCTCTATGCGTTGCGGCTGACTGGACTTTTAAATCCAGCCTTCACCTCTGATTCCCATCTCAGGGTTCCAGTTTTTTACTTCGTTTATTACCTATTAGTTTCCCAATAGGAGGCCAATTATTCAGCCCAAGTCTTAATGTCTACAACCCTCGCGCCAGGCAGATTGCGATACCCCTTCTCAAACGCAAGAAGGAGTACCTTATCTCCCCGAACAGCGAAAGTGCTCTTGCCGAATTTCATTTTGTTATCCTATAGGTTTTTTATCCTATAGTTCTTATACTTCGTTTCGTACAAGTTCAGCATATCTTTTTACCTTTACATTAAAGGTAGGAAGTCTCTTGGAGATTTATTTCTTTAAATTTAAAGTTTTATATCTCTATGCGTTGCGGCTGACTGGACTTTTAAATCCAGCCTTCACCTCTGATTCCCATCTCAGGGTTCCAGTTTTTTACTTCCTTATCTTTAAGAATCACTCCTTAAAGGCCCAAATTTTAGGCGGTGCGGCAATAAGCATTGTAGTTCCACTTAGAGTTTTATTGATTGCTTGAGGTGGAATAGAAAAAATATCAATAGCTCCCATAGTTTAGACCTCCGTTAAAAACCGAGGTCCAAACCAGCTTTCGCAACGGGCGCGGGAGTTGCCTTTGTCCGATTCTTTGCCTTTTCAATAGCCTGTTCAATGCGAACCTTGCGTGCGGCTAGAGCGGTACGAATTTCCTCTTCAGTGGGAGTAAATTCATCTTCCAGAGGAATATCATTGCCGCCGGTGATGATAAATTCAGAAACGGGCTTGGTGTAAGGCTTTTCATCGCTTTCGCCAAAACCACCCGCATTGGCTCTCTTAACTGCCCGTGCAGCAAAATTCAGACGGCCGGTCAAATGATAAATATGGTTGGGTTCCAGACTTTGTACAACATCAATTGTGTTAGGAGAAGCTGCAACAAAATTTACAACATCAACCCTATCCTTCCAACCAATTAGAAGGCCGCGAGTATTGAGCTTCTTGGGTTCAAGTTCAACCCCTTCTTCATCAACTGCCGGATTAGATTCTACGAGATAAAGGTCAATCCAAAAACGAGCCTGGGGATTGAAATCGCCCACTACCTTAGAAACAAAGTTAGCGCGCACTCGTTGTGTAGTTGTCATCTTACCATCACGATTGGGAAAATCATTTACATCAATTGCACCCTTCGTGATACGAATCTTATCGGCCTTTTCCTTGTCGCCGCAAGCTGCAATAGAAGTATAATTAGTTAGAACCTGATTTAGATTCTCATAAGAAGGGTTGACCTTCCCGTCTTTAGTATAACGATTAGAAAAGAAAGAAACAGGGATGAAACTCTTTTCAGGGATGCCATTAACTTCTTGTTCAACCAGAACGGTAATATCGCCAGAAATATATTCAACAGTCTTACCTTCTTTCACATAGGAACCATTCTTTAGGTTTACCTCAGAAAGAATACCTTCAATCCAAACAATATTTTCACTTTGCTTCATTTTATTTTATTTTCTCCTTTTTATCTGTCGTTTCTGGTTAAAAGGCGGCCCTCAATAATGAGGGCCGCTACATATATTTAAAGTTTTTACTCAGCTACTTCTTCGTTCTGCTCAGGAGTCCAAGCCATGCCAGCATCGGTTAGGAACACAATCTTAGCAGGCTTTTCTTCGCCTTCAACGGGAACCTTCTTATAGCTCGCAAGGCCCTTGGCGCGATTGCTCACGGAACCATCCTTAGCAACACCCAGATTAGTCACCAGAGCGTTCATGCTCTTTACGGGGATACCAGTTGCTTCGCAGATATCAAGCATATTGGCCTGGCCGCCGTTGTCCTTTAGATAGTTGATGATAGTGGTCTGCTTTTCAGTTAGCTTCATAATAAATAATCTCCTTTTCTTTGTCCGCTTGTTATCTGGCGGATGATTTATTTCGGTGAGCACTTGGCTCACTTTCTATATATATTATAGCACTAATTGTTTAAGTTTTCAAATTTTCAAATTGATGAAAATCTAAGGAATTTTTCGTTTGGCTTCAATTTCATTAAACGGACACCTTGCGTTGCGCGCCCACTAAGAGTAATGTCTGAAATTGAAAGGCAAAGTTGAGTTGCTGTTCCATTTGCAAGAATTTCGCTTTCATTTGTCAAAGGATAAAAATCTCCGAACTGCGCGCCGTTTTGGATTTTTAAGCCTTTTGTTGCACGTCCTTGCACTCCATACTCCGTAATAGAAGTACGTTTTGCATCACCATTGGAAGTAGCAGAGAGGATTTCAACGGTAGAATCAGGAATGGCGCGAACTGATACAACTTCGTCGCCTTCTTTAAGAGTGATTCCCTTAACGCCTTGCGCCACACGTCCTACTTCTCTTACATCTTCGCTTTTAATTATAACAAAATTACCACCTTTTGTCAAAATTCCAATTCGTTCTTTATTTAAGAAACAAACGGAAATGAGAGCATCTCCCTTTGTTAAGGTCAAAGATTTAACGGTTGAGTTGCGGCCAACGCTAAAATTGGATAGCAAAGTCTTTTTTACCATTCCATTGCGAGTAGCAAAAAGGACGTAATCTTTATACGCCATTAGCGTTGCGGCGCAAAGTTGTTCTCCTTCATCAAGTTGCAGATAGTTTTTTTCTCCAATCTTGAAATCACCTAAAGTCATTTTTCGGCACAGCCCATCGGAAGTAAAAAGTAGAACAAGCTCAGTGCTATCACCCACAACATTTTCTACAATGTACTCGCCTTTTTCTAATTTTAAGCGAGTTCCAACTGAACCTCTTTTTTGTGTGTAAAGAGTGGAAATTTCATTGGAGAAAATTCTGCCTTTGTTTGTAAAGGAAACAGATAAACGTTTCTTTTCCACAATTTCGCCTTCTTCTGCCTCTTCCAAATTGAGAATTTGAGTGCGGCGCGCGTCACCAAACTTTTCTGCAACTTCACGGAGTCCTTTTTCAATTTCCTTTTTCAAAAGAGCTTCATCATTTAAAATAGCTTCAATACGACTTTTTTCCTTTACAAGGTTGCTTTTTTCCTCTCTAAGTTTAGAAATATCCAAACGGGAAAGCCGAGATAACTTCAAATCCAAAATAGCTTTGGCTTGAACTTCATCAATGGAAAGGAGTTTTTGAAGCGCCGCGTTGGCCGCCGCTGTTGAAGCTGACTTCTTTATTGTGGAAATCACCTCATCAATTGCATCATAGGCTTTAAAAAGAGCTTCTAAAATGTGAAGGCGCGCGTTGATTTTACGCAAATCAAATTCAAAACCACGACGATAGACATCCTCTTGATGTTTTAAAAATTCCATCATTGCTTCTTTTAGAGAAAAAACTTTCGGGTATTTTCCCTTATCAAGCATTGTCATATTAATAGCATAATAAGATTGAAGAGAAGTGTTCTTATACAGAAATTTCAAAACCTTATCTGAATTGGCATTTTTAGTCAAATAAATTTTGATTAGCGGTGTCTTACCAGTTAAGTCATTAAAACGCTCAACTCCCGGATTATCTTCACTCTCTAAAATTTCATCCAATTGGCCGCAAATTGTATTAGTATATGTCCCATATGGAATTTCAGAAACAATAAAACATCTTTCTTTTGAATCAAAAGAAACAACGCTCCGTAATTTGCACGCCTTGCCGCGTCCATTGAGTAGGGACTCAACCACTTCTCTTTTATTGAGGAGAATAGCACCCGTTGGAAAATCGGGAAGAATTACTGCTTCCTCTGCGGGAAGATCTGGATTATTCAAAAGACGAATAAGCATCTCATTCATTTCTCGCAAATTAAAAGAAGGAAGACTTGCACTCATACCTATAGCAATCCCAGCACTGCCATTTACAAGATTATAATATCCCTTACTTGGGAGCACTGCGGGATACTGTAAATTATCAGCGTAATTATCGCGCCAGTCATCAATTGTTTCCTTTTCAATATCAGCAAAAAGATAATTAGCAATTTCTGCTAATCGCGTGGACGTATATCTTTCGCTCGCCCAATTGCCAGAATTAATTAATGTTCCACAGTTACCTTCTACTTCACATATGGGAACTCGCATTGCGAAATTCTGCGCTGCGCGCATCATTATACCAACACAAGATGCATCACCGTGAATATAAAATTCCTTCATTGCATCACCCATCGGAGCGTTTGTCTTTTCATAAGGCTTACTATGAATATATTTATTTCGCCACATTGAATAAAAAATTTGTCTTGCACTTGGTTTCATGCAATCACGAACATCAACAAGCGCACGAGATTGAAGAACAGCCCCAGCGTATTGAGTAAAGGACTGATTGATGATATTTGTCATGTTTTTATCCATTAGTCTTCTCTCTCCATTCTATCCAACCATCCCATGTCTCATAGGCAGGCCACCATTTTGTCCCATCAAAAATATAACCATTGATAATTGTAGCTGGCTGTCTTTCAATCGTAATTTTTACCATATTCTCACCAATAATTTCAACGGATGCAACGCCCTCTTGTCTTTTATATAGTCGTAAATCTTCTTCGTTATAAAAGAAAGCTGTATAAGTCCTAGATTCTCGCCATTCTACAATCATTCCAATAGGAAATTCTTTTTGAAGCTCTTCTAATTTATCAAATCCATTTGTTTCCACTAGTCTAGCTCCTTTTATATCTTATATTAAAATTATATCAAAAAAGTGAAGAGAAATCAAATTTCTCTTCACCTAAATTTTATTCTCTGATTTCTGAAAAATCCACATGACTAAAAATATAGTCTGTTCTCGGCCCGACATCTTCACCCATAAGGTCAGCTAGAAGTGAAAAACTCTTTTCATCTGGCATTAATACATCTAGATGCTGAAATTCAGGTGTGAACATAGATTCATGAGCTTGGTCTGGTGAGAGAGCGCCTAACCCTTTCGCACGATGAACCTCCCCCTTGACGAGACCGCGCTTTTTTGCTTCATTAAATTCGTCATCCGTAAAATAATATAAATGTTTTTTCCCCTGTTTAACGATAAAAAGCGGAGAACGCAACCAGCAAAGACGACCTTCTTCAATGAATTGAGGCGCGAACTTCAAAAGGACTGCCATCACAAGCAATCCAATATGATACCCCAGTTATTCCATTGTTTCCAATGGCCCAGGCTATATTTTACTCGCTAAAGCGAGAATACTCTTTCCCCAATACCTATCAATAGTACCAGTACTCTCAGTCTAACCCGAGATAGTCGTTACAGGCTTCATTTACTAATCCAAATTCCCTGTTTCTTTTTATAAATAGGTAAATTACTATAAGTTCTTCCCCAAAGTATTTGTTGGAAACTTTGATAAGATAATCTTTCTTGATAATCTTTATATATTTCTTTTGCGGTTTCAGTTACATATCTATTTCTACATTGAATAACTTCTTCATCCGTTAAACAAGATCTTTCAGATTTCCCACCATTCGTGGCTTCTCTCATATAATACTTTTTATTTTCTTCGGTATAAACTTCTGGTTTAATATGTTTCCAAGTTGAACCATCCCATATACGAGCAAAAGTACCAAAACTAATTTTATCTTTAAATTGCTCATATACTTCGCGGCGACGCATATGTGAATTATAACATTCTCTTATATAGGCAACTTCTTGGTCAGTCATTTTTGTACGACCATTATTCTCACCTTGAGAACATCCACCGCCCTAATTACAATTATAACCAAAACCTTTATAAGTATTATAAAAAGCTATCCAATATTTTTCTTTTTCATCTAACTCTTCTAATTTACATTCTTCAATAACTTCATAAGTAAAAGCGTCTATTCCATATTTTTTAATTGCTATTTCAATAGGAATATCTGTTTTATATTGATGTTCTTGAAAACGGCGAATAATATTGTTAGATTGACCTATATAACTTTTACCATTTTCTTTTTTAGTAATTTTATAAATTCCTATCATATTATCACCTTCTGTTTAATATAATAGGGAGTTTGGATTAATTCTGATTCCCACGGTATTACCATATCCATTTAGGACTTAGGCTCTCTTACCACCTTAACCTTTCGGTTTAGTTGACCGTTAGCTCCCTACATTTATAAGTAAAATATGTTACCCATCACTTTATAAATGTGAGAACCCTCTTGATAAAGAGTAAAGCATTTATGGACAGTTAAATTCTATCCGAATCAGCATCGCTACAAATCCCAAGCTTTCCATACCGAAGCTTTTTACTGTCATATTTCATGGGATTAATATTCATCGCGCTTAACAGCAATTTGATTTCTTCATTTTGAAAAATTTTATCATCGTCATGTGTTAAACAATTCAAAATTTTTCCTTTGATTGCCATAAGACCAACTCGCTCTACATCTCTTGCTTGAGACATTCCGCTAAGTGCCGAATCACCCTCACAAATTAGGAGTATAGAATCTTGACCTAAAAATTCTGCATCTTTTAATTTATCACTTGCAAAAACTTTACGTTTTTGATTTCTTTCAACTTCCTTTCCTGCATTTAAAACCTGTTGTCTCGCCCGCTCAGCCGCCATTTCCGCCTTTGTAATCTTAGACAAAACTTCAACAATTTTGTCAAAATCTGCTCGTCGTTTATTGTAAAAATCCTTTAGGCAGTTCGTAATTGCAGAAGAAGTAGCGGTTCCCGCTTCTTTATTGGCAAGAGCAGTCTTCGCCTGGTTGGAAAACTGACCAGAGTGAACTTTCACAGACACAAACCCGTTCAAACAATCACGAATTTGGTCGCCAGAAAATTTCTGCTTTGCCAGACTATTAAAAGTTCTTGTCAAAGAAGTTTTAAAGGCACTAATAAAAACGCCTCCATCGGGCATATAAAGCCCATTTGCATAACCTTTAATTTCGCCCTTTTTCCCGACCCACTGTAAAGCCAATTCAACTTCACAATCGTCAATTTTATCACTATAAGAAAAAGGTTTGCCGACTGCAAATTCAGAATTTAGGCCATCCACCAATCCATTCTTGGAGTAGAACAATTCTTTCGCGCCATCAACAAAAAGTTCAATTTTCAAGCCCTTTGTAAAGTACGACATTTCTCTTAACATCGCGCGCAATTGCTCTACATCAATAAAAATATCACCGTAGACTTTAGGGTCTGGGCAATAAGTTATAATGGTGCCAGTTTTTTGATTTTTTTCCGGAGTGACTTTTACATCAGACAGCGGCGCGGCGCCTTCGTCTGTACTCTCAAAACGCTGGAAATATTTATTGCCATCACGATGGACTTCTACTTCTAGCCATTTTGCCGTATGACAAACGACCTTATTACCTTCGCCATTGCACCCGACAGAACTTACATAAACTCCTTCTTGATGTTTACCACCAGAATGGGGAATGAGAAAAGCTGCGGTTAGAGAATTAATTCCATCATCACGAATTGAACTCGGGATGCCGCGCATATTGTCGCTAACTTTAATTGTGCGACTATCGGTAAAAAGTTCAATTTTAAGAAGAGGGTCGGTGGGTTTATAAACTTCAAATTCATCTTGAACATTTACAACTAGTTCACGCAATCCAAGATTGATTGCTTCTTGCCGATCAGCAGACAAATACATCCCAATTTTTTGACGAAAAGCCCGCCCAGGTGATAAGCTTACAATATCATTTGCATTATAATTCATTTATCCACCACCTCAATTCTCATTAACTCTCCATTTTCAAAGGGAACTCCTTTAAAAGACATTACAGTATCCACAGATTGATCTGCAACTAAGTTGCCTATTTTTTGATATCCAATGCCGCCATAGAAATTTTGGCTTGAACTACCCAATGTAATAGAAGTGCCTGGAACAATTTTTACTTTTTGAGTAATTACAACAGAAGTCCCATTTAAATTAGCCTTAAAACGAAGAAAAATAGGATCTTTGGAATCCAAATCAAAGAAAGTTAAATCTAAATAGGGTGTATTACAATAAGGACAACAAACTCGCCATAAATCATAAGGCGCGCCGCAATTAGGACAATTCTTTTGCTTCATTGGTTTTCTGATTCACCTTCTTTTTCTTCTTCTTGTTGGGCTTCTTAGGCTTAATGCGCCGCACCTTTGGTTCGCCTTTTCTAGGCAAACTTTTCCCGACAAATTCTTCCAGTGGGACACCATTGCGGCACATATCAATTCTTTCTTGCCATTTCTCAATTAACCATTCGCTGTGAATGATGTCATCAGACGGATCTCGTTTTACTCTCCGATTTGTGGCAATTCTGCGCTTATCTCTTTCAATTCGTTTATGGAGATAGGTAATCTGTCCCTCATAAGACTTAATTAGCTGTTCACGTTTTTCTTGATCTGTCATTCCCAATCACTCCTAATATAAACTTTTTCCATAAATTCCTCCTTTTCATTTATATAATAAAGTATACCACAAAACAAAAAGAAAATCAATTTTCTTGACTTTTAATTGGAGAATTACGATAGGAGGTATCAGAAATGACTAAAAATCAAATTCTCTCATATGTGTTAAAAACTCCTGAAAATACAAACCCTCAAGTTCTAATGTCTATGCTGGATAGCCTAGTCAATGGCACCGCCCAGCCAAAAGATTTTTCTTCCGCAACCGCCGCAATTAAAGAAGGTAAAAACTTAATCGTTGCCAATGACATTGCGGCAGCCGGTGAAATCACTGCTGATGGGAAAGTTAATGTAGAAGTTGACCTAAATGGCAAGAAAATTGAAGCTACTGCGGAATGTTCTAATTGGTTACTTTGCGCACAAAATGGCGCAAAAATGGCAATTCGTGGAAATGGTATCGTAAGTTCTGGTAAGGGTCAAAATACAATTCCAGTTAGTGCCTATCATGATGCAAAAATTGACATTTATGGCGGCACCTATCTTTGTAGTGAAGGAGCGGGCGAATGTGTCTATGCTGAAAATTCTATTGTTCGCATCTATGGCGGCGAGTATAAAATGGCCGAAGGCGAAAAACAAACTGAGCTTCTAAATGTCAAGAATGGTACTTCAGTGGAGTCCATTCAAGTTTATGGCGGCACTTTCTATGGTTGGAGTCCAGAAGAAGGTGATGATGCAATGAAAGGCTCCTTTGTTGCACCTGGCTATAAAGTAATTGAAATTTAGCCCTCTGTATTTAAAGTTGTAAAAGCATAAAATGAAAAGACTACACAAATCGTGTAGTCTTTTTTTTAATATCTGTAATGATGATTATCATCATTGGCTAATTTCCCAATTACCATGCCTAACAAAAGCACGCAGCAAATAAAAACAGTCATTACTCCCATGATGTATATTTTCCTCTAAAATTTTGGTTCTTTTTTCTTTTGGGTGCGCTATTGCACCATAAAAGCAAATCTCTCGCACGAGTTGCTGCTACATAATTAATACGAACAGCGTCGTCTCCAAACCAAACAGGATTATAAACGAGAACCTTATTAAAAGTTAAACCTTTAGACGAATGAATTGTAAGAAGCTTCACTCGGTTAGTTTTCATTGCGCCAATTAATTCAGAGCGAGTGATTTCACTTTGTTTAAATGTAATGTAAGGAATTTCAACGTGATTTAGAAGATTAGCCATTTGCGCCAAATCGTTATTCGTTCGGGTAAGAATAGCCCAATCTCCAAAGCATCCGTCTTTTTTTACATAGTCTTCTAATAGATGAGGCATCCAATCGCAAATAATTACTTTCCCATCAACACCTCTCGCCGCAATTGAATCATCTATATAACCATCGCGCCGGATTATGGTTCGTGCAAAATCCAAAATTCTACTACCGCAGCGAAAATTCTCTTTTAGAGGATAGAATGTTGCCTCTTCCCTATCTAAATAAGCCCGCAAAAGTTGGGGGTTCGCTCCATTGAAAGAAAAAATTGTTTGCTTTTCATCAAAAGCAATACAAAAATTCGCTGGCCGCATCATATCAAAAATAAAGTGAAGTTGATTAGCGGGGCTGTCTTGTGCTTCATCTAGGAAAACCGTGTCAAATTCTTTTGAAATATCTAAGTTAAATTCTTCACAAAGCTCAAACAGTTTATCAAATTCAACATTTTCACAAATTTTAGGAAGTAAATCGCCATGTCCATTTTTTGAAAGAAAATGGCCTGCCAATGAATGGATAGTTCCAACAAACATTTCGGCAGAATTATCGTCTCCTAACCGTGTTACAAGTTCAGAAGCCGCCATTCTGGTAAATGTAATAACGGCAATTTTAGAAGGGTCGTGACCTTTTTTCAATAAATAGCGTACTCGTTCTGTTAAAGTTGTAGTTTTCAAAGCCGCGGCAGATGCTTCTATTACAATTTTTGCTTCTGGTGCATTAATAATGAGCTTTTGCGCTGAAGTTAATTCAAAATCTTTCTTTTTAACCAATTCGCTGGTTGAAACCGAATCTAGTCGTATCAAAGAATTGGATATAGTATTTTTCTTTGGCATTTATTTCATCCTTACTACATTCTTCTAATAGTTCCCATGTAAATTTATCCACTCCATAGCGCGCCAACGCTCTATGAAACATTGAATCTGCCGCAGCTTCAAGCCCACAGGCTGTTTTCAAGTGCATCATCCATCTAACGCCAACGTCTACAGAACGTCCGATATAAACTTCTCCAGTTGGTATGTAAGTGATCTTGTAAATGCCGCAAATTTTCCTGTTTTGCAACACTCTTTTTACCATTTCTTTTGCAGGGCGCGCCACATAATTGTCATAGATAAATTTATTTAAAATTTCAGGCTTGCGCAGGCTAGACCGCACCTCGTTCAAAACTTGAATATCATTATGGTCAGAATCAGAAAGCTGAACACGATAAAAATCCTTTTGTTCTTCAACTTCTTTTCTTTTTAGAATATCTGCATTGATCGTATCGCGGTTTTGCTTTGCAACTCGCAGCTCATCCTAAAGAACATCTAATTCTTTGGTTGCCGCCAGTCGTTCTTCAAGTTCCTCATTCTTTTGTTTAACTATTTCAGACTGCTGGGTAAGTTTCTCACTTGCTGCATCAAGTTCTTCCCACTTTGCGCGATACGCCTTGTTTTGTTTGTAAACATAAAAAAAGCTACCTGCCGCAACCAAAATAGCTAAAACTATTAAAACAATCTCCATTAGCTCCTTCCTCCATTTTTCTATTTTTATTATAACATAAAAAGGAGAGAAAGTCAAACTTTCTCTCCATCTTCATCTTCATCATCTTCTGGAACGTGCCCCGTAGGGTCAATATCCCAACTCACTATTTCATCATAGATTAGTTTTGCATAACTATTTCCGTGCAACTTTTTACTATAAATTTCATAAGTTGAATCGGCGGTTTTTCTTTCATATAGAGGAATGATTTTTTTATCACAGTAACGGTAATAAATTGTTTTAAGTTTGTCTCTTAAATCTTGCCGTGCAATGGCTTCATTAATATCTGAACGTTCGGCTAAATTCATTACCATTCCAACCAAATATTTAATTTGGTCATCTTGCTGCTAATCAGTCTCTAAAATGGCGGCATGACACTTTTTATAAACTTTAATAAAAAAGTCGTGACCGCGTGTTGTTAATAGGCCAAATAGCGTGAATAGTGCTACTCCCAAACTAACAATAGAGGCAATATCCCGAACATATTCCATTTACGGAACCTCCAAACAAGAATTTCCCTACAGTTAGAAGTATTCTATATTAAGATTTCCTATACCTTCTCCACGCTTCATCATTATGAAATTTTGAATGAGCGATATAAATTGGATTTAATAACTCTCCAATATTGGAAATTTTGTCTATGTCCCAAAATGGAATACAATAAAGATCCATCCCACGCGCCAAGCAATATGAAATTTTTTGACGATCGCGCCATTGCGCCTTCCAAAAATCTTGTTGATAACGATAGAAACGTTTTGTGAATTGGTAATGCTGTTCACCATTCACTTCAATGCAACAATTATAAAGAGGTAAATAAAAGTCAAACCGATAATGACCATAATGAAGGTCAGAAAAGCGTTTCTCCTTTTCAAATGCAATTCCAGCCTTTTGTAAAATTGTTATGACCTTAGCCTCATAGCGAGATATCGGATTCAACTTTCAAACCTCGTTTATCGGCGCACTTTTGACAAAGAGGCAGCACCCATCCCTTTGTATGGAACTCAGTCGGCACACCGCAGTTACAACAAGTTCTGGTACTCAAATCTTCGTATTTGGAAAGAACTGCGTCAATTTCACTACTATAATAAGTTGGATAGATGGTAAGTCTGCCATATTTTTCTTTAACTTGAAGAAAATAAAAATCTTCCTTTTCATTGTCTGGCAGAGCATTATAGGCAATGTCCATTTCCTTTACAAAGGAATCTTCAAATGCTTTGCGCCAACCAGGCATAAAGTTATCCATCATATTAGAACCATAAATAGGTTCACCTCGCCAGTTTCTGGCTATCGCCCATGGATGGAGCTTGCAAAATTCATTGTTGAGCTGTTCTTCTTCGTCGCGATCACGCATCCAGTCTTTCATTTCATTAGACATTGCCGCTCAGTTCCTCCCATGTTGTTGCTGTTTCTTCATTTTTATCCTCGCGCCAACAGATAAATTTAGGATGGCGCAGTCCTGAAAAACTTCCATCTTCATTTTTTAGGACTTCCATTGCGCCAACCTCTACTATTTTACCAACATAATCTCGCCAATTTTTAAGAACTTCCTCTGTCAGTCCAGACAAATTGCCAACTGGAATCATTATCCCATTGCGTTTGGCGCCAAGGACTAAACTACCAGCCCATTTGTTATAATAGGGTTTAGTAATTGGCTCAATCGGTGCGCCATCATACCATTCGCGCCAATGAGAAGCAACGGGAAGCATTTCCCCAGTTTTTGTATTTTGCCAATACGGCCAGGTTTCCATTGATTTACCAGTATAAACTTTTGTAGGCGAACTAGCCCCCAATACAACGAGATCAATAGTTTGCCGCACTTCTTTCTTTACCTTTTGACAATCCTTAGAAGGCCGTTTACCCGGTTGATACAGCGCACCATCACGGGTAATGACAACACCTTCAAGACCAGCAGCTAAATAGGATTGAATTTTGTTCCAAAGTTCACCGCCATTATAGTATACAGCGAAATGACAGAATTTATCTTCATAAAGTTCTCCCAAAGATGGCAGAGAATCAAATCTATCTTTTGCACATCGCGCCATCCAGCTCTCTCCATTATATGCCAACACATCAAAAACATAAAGATGAAGAAAACTGCCTGTTGATTGCTGCCGTTGAATTGCTTTGTCCCTTAAGCATCCAAGTAAAGTCGTTATATTAGAAGAACCGGGTTTGTCAGGCAAATAAATTTCGCAAAGGAAGCAAGTCCCGTTTGGAACTCTATCAAAAAAGGGTTGGAGATGAGGCACCCACTCAATCTTATTCGGAAATTCCCCCTTTACATTGCGCGAACGGCTAAGCAGCATCATGTTTCCTTCGTCGTCCTTTACGAATTTCATGAAATAGCCGTCTTTCTTTTCAGCTCCCCAAAATTCCCCGCTAAAGACCCTCATTTTTGTTGTAGTCTTCTTCTTTTCATCAGGCCAACTCTGCGGCGGCGCCCAATAACGTTGAGGTTCCATTTCTTTAAAGTCAAAGCCATCAATGTAACCGAGCATTTAATTTCTCCTTTATTTTTCTATAATATTATTATACTTGAAATTCCAATTTTCGTCAAATTTAAAAGTGCCTTTTCTTAATGGTAAATTTTCTTTTTTTACAAAATCCAAGGCAGTCATTGCTAACTGTTCTAGCCCTTCATTATTGTCAATGTAAATATCATAGTCATAAAATTTGACATCTGCGTCAGCATGATTAGAAGCCCAAGCGTTATCTGCCACATCTCTAATTACACGAATTGATTTGGCATTAAATTCTTTACAAAGCCGTCGGATTTCATCTGGCTCCCTAACGTTAATAAAGAAAGTCAATTTTTCAATATCCATTCCATAAGAATCAAACCAACAAACTTTATTATTGATGGATTTTTTAATATCGTTGACTGGCGCGTCTAGCCAAACTGTCAGCACATCTTTCAAGTTTGAAAGGCCGCGTCGCGCTTCTGGTGTTTTCTTGCCATCCCAACCAGCTTCTTGCGCTAGCTTTTTTACTAAATCAACAGTAGACAATTCTTCTCCATATGGATAAATTAATCGGCATACTTGTTTACAAAAAGTGGACTTGCCGCTAGTCGCACTGCCGTTAATAATGTAAATATTCATATTGCTCCTTTAATGGCGGCCGCAATAATGAAGGGCCGCTAACTCTCTTATTATATTATATAT